AAGTTGAAGATTTAAGAAAGTATATACATGGAAACATGTTAATCCCTCGCGCACATATATTGTTTGATTTGATTTGATTTAATACTGCGCGTATACTTTCTATGACAAGGGGGTAAATATAAAAAAAATAATATGGAATACTTATAGCACTTACCCTCAGTAAAGATTGAGCTGGGGGTAAGTTTTTTATCAACGAGGTCTCGCTAACTACTTGAGGAAAAGAGTAGATTAGCCGGGTGTAAAGCTTCTTCATTGAAGTATAAACTTAGGTTCGAGTCCTGAGGAGGCCGCTTAGTTTTGCGATGTTTCACAAACATTACTGGTTTGCCAACTACCAGTGTCGAAAGACAAGTCCGAAAGGATATATAAGTTGGAGGGGTGGGGGGTGTCCCCCAGCCCTTATCCAGTCCCCATAGTTCAATGGATAGAACAAAGGTTTCCTAAACCTTAGATTCGAGTTCGAGTCTCGGTGGGGGCACAAATTAGATATTAATTAATAAAAGAAAGAAGAGATGAAGATTAGAAAAATTAAACAAGGCAAGGCCTTCTGGGCAATGTTTAAAATAGCTGTTGCTTTACTAACAACAGCCGTAGCCTTCTCGATAAAGGCAGTTGGACAACCAAGTCTCTCACAAGTAACTTCCGAGTATCTTGCTGGAGCTGTCTATATGACATCCTTTCAGGGAGAAATTAAGAAAGGAGAGACTGCGATGGGTAGATTTACCCTCACACAAGGCACATTTAAAGTGTCTTTACTGCTATTTGACGGAGATGAATTAATCTCCAAAGAAGAGCATATAGTAATGAATAATATGAAAGGGTATAAACCTACAAGCTATAACATTACTAACACGGTAACCAGAAAGGCTACTTATTTTATAATTTTAACTTATTTGAAAAATGAAACAATCAGGAAAACCAATTGAAAAGTTTATAAATAAAGACATAAAAGTAGGAGATACTGTATATCTAAAAGACGGTTCCGCCCTTACAGATATTAAAGGCGTTGAACGCTATATAGTCCACGCTTATAAAGATATTACTGGTATTGATTTACCGTTAAAGCAGATACCGGCTGAAGTAATAGAAATAGATCAACAGTATGCATGTGATGGTTATTCTTGTTATTACCTACAAGATATTAAAATAAAGGTAGGTAAAGGCTTATTCAGGACAGCGAGTAAGTTCGTATTTAAACCTGAAAAGAAAGTAACCTCTTATGTAATAATTGAATTTATAAATATACCATAAATATATGATATAAGCTCCACTAGCTTAATTGGATAGGGCAACAGCCTTCTAAGCTGTAGGTTAAAGGTTCGAATCCTTTGTGGGGCACTTTGCTAATTAAATTAAAAATTATGTTTATAGGAGAAGATGAATACGGAAAGGTATTATGCTATACCGAAAAGAGACAATACTCTTTTAAACCAAGCACAGAATTATTTACATATTCAAAGTACATTTATCTAAAGTGCTCTTTTAAACAAGCTTTAGAGAATAAGGAACTTATTAATAAATTATATCCTTTACTTAGCACATCTTCTTTATGTGCAGGTAAAGTAATAAGAGAAAAAGAAATATAATGTTACAATCAGAACTAAAACCTGGAGATAATGTTCATTACCAGCCAGAACACTTTGAGGAAAATGAATTTGAGAATGGTATAATAAAAGAGATACCAGAACATACTACAGAAGCCGTAAAAGTAGTATATAGCTGTGCTGGAGAATGGCATAGGTACGAAGAGTTCACATCGGCATTAACTAACCTTCGAGACCTTAAGAAAGGGTGGAGAAGTTAATATGTAAAGATATGGAACAAGCAAAACAAAGAATAGAAATATCAAATGATATCTTTATAGAAGTGGGAGGTAAGAAAAGATACCTTCATTTTGTAATTGATCGATACGGACACACGATGTGTCAGTATTATAAATAACAACAAGCGCCCCTAGCTCAATTTGGTTAGAGCAAATGACTCATAATCATTAGGTTTCAGGTTCAAGTCCTGAGGGGCGCACATATTGCGAGGAAGTGTAGTTGGTTGCATGACGGGCTCATATCCCGTAGGTAAGAGGTTCGATTCCTCTCCTCGCTACAACGCATCAAAAGATGCACATTTATTAACTTAAAATACAAACAGATGGAACCAAGAGAATTAGTAAATTTCGAAAGTAATATAAACAAGCATAGAAGTCTATTAGGTCTTGTCTTATTTCACCTAGATGAAGTGGGAGTTAAGTTTAAAAACCTAACGGACGCCAAAAAGAAACTAGCCAAAGCTAGTAATCTTATAAAAGAGGCTGAGAACCTCATAGATGAGTCCTATCTTTATATTTTATTGGTAGATAAATATTCTAACTTTAAAATATCGAAAGAAAATTTAATGGAGGAATTAAGTAAAATAAAACTATAGATGGAACAAGGAGAAAGTCCCTATAATAGGGTAGCTATAAGAGGCATCAATAGCCTCTTAAAGTTAGACTTCAAGACTGATGAAGGTGTTTATGTAAAACGTAAATACAACAACCAGTTTTTTCCTATGAAAGAAGTTGAAAAAATAATTCCTGCCTTTCATATTACGAAAGAGAAGGAACGGAAAAAGGCTGAATGGGTAGAAAGAAATAAACCCAAAACGCCATTTGAAACAGAATTAGAGTTGATGCATAGTAAGATGTATGAGCTTTTAATCTCAGGAACTACTAAAGGAGTATATAAACTCCTTAACGAAATAAAAATAAGGCAAAAAGAGCACGCCTGTGAAGAAGCTCTCAATGATTATCTAATAAGTAGAAAATGGAAACTGTTTTAGGAGAACCAATTAAAGAAGATACAGTAGCGATATTGTACCTTTGCAAATTCAACAAAACGTTGAATACGATGTCTGTAAAGTATGAAGCTCAATTTAACAACAGATCCAGTGCGCTACAGTCTTACGCCAACATTCCAAATCCAGAAAGTCAATTGGTTACGGGAAAAACAAGAGAGGAGTTGAAAAATAATCTGAAAAGATTACATGACAACATGAAAGACCCAGAGTGGTTAGAAGACCTTAGAGACTGTATATGAGAAATAAGAAACTCATAAAAAAGATAATTAAGGCGGAAGCATTAGCTACCATCTTAGATAAAAATGCTCTTTTAGAGGAGGTAGTAACCAACTTTAAAAAAAGAGGGGAGGCCAATGGTTATAAGATTGACTTTGTAACCATAGAAAGAAGAGATGATAAAGTATTTGTTACTTTAGAGTCCAGGAGTTTAATAATGTGTTCAACAATTGAAAATAACATGTTTAAGTATCTTAGTGGTGCTGAAAACATATTTAAAAAAGTAATAGGATGGATATAGAAGAAATCTTAACAAAAGCCTCCAATGGACAACTAATATTGGCTGGGGGAGGGTATCTTATCTTACTAATATGCTTAGGGCTGTGGTGGATTAAAGATAGCAAAGAAAAACAAGCTAAACGCAAGATTATAGCAATCAAGCGTGAAGCTTACGCATATATGCTTAAAGGGTGGACATTGACAAATGCACACTTTTGGGATGCGGCTTGTATAAGCTATAATCCCAAGAGTAGACAAGTAGAAGACGAAACAGGAGAATTTGTTCACTTTTGGAGCGATGATTACTTTCCTGGAGTTGAATGGGAACTTATAGATGATGGAGGACTGTGTAATGAATAAGAAAGAGGCATACGAATATATGTTAGCCGGAGGGTTAATAACAAACATGTATTTTAGTAGAGATGAATTTCTATTCATAAGTCCTGAAAGTGATAGGATAGAGAAGGAGGATGGTTATCATATGGATAACTTCTGGGACTCGGACTACTTACCAACTGTAAAATGGGAAAAATATGAAGACTAAAAGAAAAATGCCAATTGGGGAGCTATTGGGGAAGATGTTCCTTATAACCTCTGTGATAGTTGAAACTACACTGTTAGGGTTAATTATATATGACTGGGATAAGTATGGGGAGATTGCATTTGTAACCTCACTCATAGTTATAGTTATAGACGTAGTGTTATTTAAACAAAAGTAATAAACAGCCATAGAAGAAGACAGTAATTTTGAAAACTGACTAATCCTCGCGCAACATTCAACACCTAAGACACAAGAGAGTGTAGAGGTAAAGAGAATTTCGCCGGAGGATTGAGCAGTGTGTAAAATTTAAGTCTATCTCTATGGCAAATTAATACAAGATGCTTGATAGAACAAATCCAACTAATCCAGTCTTCAAGAAAGGAAGATTTAAAGGCAGCAGTGTAAGATATGTATGTGAACAGCATCTTTGGTACATAATTAGCATGTTGAATGCTGGGGCTATTCACTTATACGATTTGCCTAAGGGATTTAAATTATAAACAATAGAAAAAAGAAAAGATGGAAGCAAAGTACAAAATATTAATAATAACAATAGCTATACTAATGGCATTATTTTATGCTATTTTTAGCTTTGTTCTGGGGAGCATTTACTTCTTAGAATGGGGACTAGTTGCAAGAATTATATACATTGTAATAATGACAGTATTTATTACTATAGTGTGTAAACAATGGGGGGAGCGTTATGAAAAGTAGTGCTAGAAACCTATTCGAGTGGCTATGGCCATTCATAGTAATAATTTTCATTATGACATTTGTTAGTTGTGGGGAAGAGGAAACAACCCAACTTGACAGGGTTGAGATTAAAACCGAGATAATAATGGAGGAAGCTCTTCATATCGAGAATAAGATAAACAAAATGAAGAGCCAACTAGATTCAATAGACAATTATGTTAAAAAAAATTGATCCAAAAAGAAACCTCCTTGTGCAACTTGCAAGAGGGGAAGAAGTATTAATACCTTTAAACAAAAAGAAGGCATTAAAGCATGTCGGAATACTAATGGGATTTATACTCCTGTTATTTTCATTTGAAACAACACCAAATGGGAATACATACGTAAGGACTTCTTTTACTGTTGAAAGCGATACAGTAGAAAAAGTAAGATTGGAAGCTCAAGAGTTATTAAAACTCGGAGCTGATAATTATACGCATGCAGCTGAGCTACTAGTAACTCATAAACATGTGATAGATAGCAACACACATATATTTCCAAACATGCCTACAGAGGACATCTTTGCAGTTATGTGTGCAATCTTTATGTCCGAAAGTAAGGACAAAAGGTTAAATAAGCCTGGAACCTCAACAGCCTACATTAGTGGGTATAACGGTTGGGGAATGAAATGTGGCTCCAATTGGAAAGGAGAAGCTACGTATACTGGATATTGGGAAATTGTCAAAGGAAAAAGAGTCGATTTCAAGAAAGGTGAGGGTGGTAGAGCCAACGCGTGGAGAGCTTTCGATTCTTTAGAAGAAGCTATGCTAAGCTGGTTCGATCTTGTATCTAAGAAAAGATATGAGACAGCAAGGCAGGCCAAATCAGCTGAAGATTGTGTAGAAGAACTTGTTTCTGCAGGTTACGCAACAAGTCCCCGTACCTCCAAGATGTGGAGGGATATAATGCGAAAGTACCCCTTTAGGGAGGTATATTTAGAAACTAATACTAAATCTACGAAATAGCATGTTCAAATTTATTGTAAAGTGGATAACAGGCGATAAGACCTACACCCACACAATACGCTCAAGTTCGAACAACTTCTCCGAAAGAAGAGGGAAACGAACAAGATGCTCCTATAAAAGGGGAACTCTCGAAGGTTCTACGCGAACCAAAAGAGGTTAATACGGCATAGCCCAACCGCCGATAGTGTTGGGCACTTACATCTTAATATATAAAGAGATGGCAAATAGAGAATATACTGAAGCATCGGTATTGAAGGTTCTAAAGAACCATGGAATTATGCCTAAAAATGGCATGTTCGACTTTTCTACACAAATAGTGGAAAAGAAAATAAAAACCCCACTTGGCGATAAAATAGTCAAGAAAGAGTTTACACCAAAACAACCAGGAATAAAACTACTCGGCAAGATTAGTTTCTTGGTAAACTATTGTGGATTTACAGCAAGATGGTAGAGGCTGTAAAAACATGCAAGCGGTTAGATGAATCTACGTTTGCATATAATTATTACAAAACAATAGAAGAAAAAGTAGAAGTTTTTGTAGAGTTATACAAGAAGGCAGTAATGTATTCTTATGACTTCCTAAAAAAGGGAAGAATGACAGATTACCAAATTAGGAGATTTAAGGATGGTGATTGGAGCTATGTTGAGAAGCATTGCAGAGCACTCAAGGACTATACAGACAAAAAGACCGGAGAAAAGGTTGAAGGTATCTATACAAAGATGCGCTCAATTGAAAGCTTTAACTTGTTTGTTCCAAAGTTCAAGTTTGACTACACCTCAATAGACACATTAGTAGAATCTTTAGATAGTCTAAGGATTTTAATAATGAATAGAGAGGTTATAGTTAAAATAAAAGGGCATCCAATGCAAAAGGAAATGTTAGGGTTTCTAACAGAAGAGCCCTGCTTAGACCATACTTTGCTTAACAGCAAGAGAGCGGATTCTTTCAAGTACTCGGAAGAGTGGCTACCAGAGAATCAGCCTACAGTTGCTTTAAAAGTAAAGGTTAAAGAAGTACCGGTAGAGGAAGAAGAAGATGTAATAACTTACTTAGGCTCCTCAAGAATACAAAGAGTCGTAGAAGAAGACCTATTCAAGAACACCAACACCTTCGGATTACCTGAGGGAGAGTTAGCCAAACTGGCTAAAATACTTAAAAGATTTAATAAATAATAATATGCTTGTAGAACAATTAATAAAATCAACTTCAGAAATGGAACAATTGAGTATTTTAACAGGACACTTAGACTACCTCCAAGGTAAGACAGAAGAGCCTACAATGAAAGGAGAAGGAGTATTTATGAGGGAGCCTGAAAAGGATAAACACCCAGCAGAAAATAAGCGATACATTACGCAAAGAGATTTTGCAATCAATCGTTTGAACAGCTCAATTGGTAGACGTAAGGTTGCCAATGGTGACTTTTCAGAGTTTGCATTATTTGCATTCCCCAGAGTGGTACGTCCAACAATTGTTGGTGGAGAAGCTTTGAATATTAGGAAGACTAATTTTAAAGCACCTTGCATTCGTATTACCTCAGAGAATGGGTATTACGAGCAAAGCAATCCATTCAATGAAGCTCTTTCAAAGGCTGTTGAGGAAGTTATGGCTAAAGGAGAAATGAAAGTATTAGACTCTTTTGAGTTTACATACATTGACCCTAAGAATAATGCCTATACGTATTTTTACAACATTGTCGCAGAAGTCGACAAAAAAACTAAGAAATATAACTTAGGAAAAAAATCCCGATAGGGTAGCCAATAGAGGCAATTAGAACATGATAGATAGTATATGCTTTTTAGTATATGCTTTTATTGTATTTTAGTTGCCTCTTTTTTTTCTTTAAATTACTGATAATGCAGGGATTTAAACCAGTACTAGGCTCCAATGAAGTTGTCGACTTAGATAACTTAGAGTTTCCTATTATAGGGTTATATAAGTACGATGGTATTAGGGGAGAGTTCACCAACAAAGAAAGACTATTATCTAGGGAACTTAAACAAATACCTCAAAAAAAGATAAGAGAACATCCAGCAGTTATCGAGTTACTTAAGTATGCAAAAGAGCGTAATAAGATAATAGATGCTGAATTATATATCCATGGAATTCCTTTCAATGAACATGTAGTGTTTATAATGAGTAAGGACATAGATAGAACGTACTCTTTAAAGATAAAAAAGATGTTAAGAGAGAAAAAATTAACAAACCCTTATAACTTTTATATGAGGATTCCAAGTAATTTTACTATACGAGTGTTTGACATATTTGATAAGGATAAAGAGTATTTAGAAAGATTAACTAGATTAGCAGTAGACCTTGAAGGTAAACATCCACAGATACAGGTAGCTAGGAGACGGATTCTATGGAGTCCTCAAGAAGTAAAAGACTTTATGGACTTAGCTATATCGGAAGGGTATGAAGGAATAGTTCTTAGAACACCTAAAGGTAGGTATAAGACTGGGAGGTCAACTCTAAGAGAACAAATATTCTTAAAACTTAAGCCTTATAGAGAGTTTACAGGAACTGTAATTGCAGTTAATGAGAAGAGAAAGAATATGGGTGAAAGCTTTGAAAGTAATCTTGGATATGCTGTTAAATCAAAGCAAGAAGAGAATATGGTAACTACTGGAATAGCCGCTACTGTAACTACTGTATATTTAGGTGAAACTTTAAAAGTTACTTTAACAGGAACAGAGGAGAGTAGAAGAGAGATATTTGAAAATAAAGAAAACTACATTGGAAAGAGTTTTAAGTATAGCGGAATGTTATATGGAGCAAAATCTTTACCAAGGCACTCTATTTTCATAGAATGGATTTAAAACTACTGATAGAAGAATCGTATAAAAAGATAAGAGAAGACCCAACCACAATACCTAAATACAATCCGTTTGAATCTCTAAAAGTCCTAGGACAAATGGCAGAAGTTAAACTGGTTATAATAGGGCAAGATCCGTATAATAGTGGAGTTACTGAGGGAGGTAGATTTAAAGATTACCATGATGGATTAGCTTTTAGTAGTAAAAATACTATAAAAACTCCACCCCCCTTACGCATACTGCATGAGTGGTTTAGGCAAGCTGACCATAGTAACAAGTTGCAGGTTGGAGAGGTTCAAAATGATTTAAGGTACTTACTTGAAAGGAAAGTATTTTTAATGAATGCACTGTGGACAAGTAGCACTAAAAAAGCAGGCTCACATATGTTTCCTGAATATTATTATATAGATGATGTTGTTTTAAAGTATATAATATCTAAAAACCCAGATTGTAGATTCCTATTATTGGGAGCTAAGGCAGGGCTTCTTAGGTATACACTGAAAGAGTCTAATGTTCAATTCATAGAAGATATACATCCATCTGCAGAAAAGTACACAGATAAAGAATATAGAGGAGGATTAAGTGCAATAAGCAAAGGACTTGGTATAAGATTTACTATATGACAGAAAGAGATAGAAAAGAGGAAATAGTATACAAGATATTAAAGGAAGAATATCAAAGGAAGTCCTTCAAACTATACTCTGTTCTAATTAATTATCCTGATGAAGAGGGAAGTATTACAGAGCAGGTAGTAGTAAGAGCAAAGCATGCTGCAGAAGCTGTACGTGCCGCTACAGAGTTTAGACTACCCCCACTATCATTAATGAATGAAGATTGGGAATTCCCTTATCAAGAGTATGGAGTTATAGAGGTTAAAAAGTACAAGATGGTATTAGAATATACCGAAGAGGACATAAGTAGTATTGTAGGAACTGTCTTATCATTACACTACGCAGAACGCTATGTAAATGGTACTAAAATATCAGATACAGGAAATGAGTTAGATGTGATTAAAAAGATAGAAGCTATGTATAAACTAGAGCTTTCAAAATTAAAACAAAAATATGCCAGACAGGACTCTAAAAGAAAAGCTAAATAGTGTAGTTCCTAGAGATGGGGCATGGACACAAAAAGAATACATCGTAGAGATATTAAAAAAGCAGGAAGGCATTTTTGGCTTCTCTGCATTCCATCAAATGTTATGGAAATATACACTAAGAGTAGCCACAAGTAGGAAACACTGGGCCAGTATGGCAGAAAATATAACAGGAAATGAAGCATACTACGCTAAGGCACTAGAAATTATGATAGATGAATGTATTATTAATTGACGTAGAGACTATTAATCTTTACGATAAGACAGTCTTTGATTTTTCTTATATTATAGCTGATATAGAAACAAAGGAGATTAAAGAAGAGGGAGCCTACGTTATAACGGAAGGTTTTGAAAAAATAGACGAAGCTTACTATAGCCAAAATAAACAAGACTATCTAGACATGCTTGAGAGTGGAGAGTACAAGGAGATAAGTATGGTAGAGTTAAGGGTGATGTTCAATATTTTAGTAAAGAGAAAGGATATTAAATTCTTAAGTGCATTTAATCTTAAGTTTGATGTAGCAGCTCTTGGATATTCATTTGTTAAGTATGCAGAAGCTAATAAAGCTATGGATTATGAAGGCTTATCTAAGTTTATTACAATACTAGACGTTGGAATAGTCGCTACCCTCGCTGCAAACACAAGTGGGGAATATGTTAAATTCTGCCTAGAAAATAACTTCACAACAGAGAAAGGAAATATTAAAACAACTGCAGAGGTGTTTTATAGGTATCTTTTAGATGACCCTACGCATATGGAAAAACATATGGGTAAACAAGATTGTATAGAAGAATTTGAAATACTCTCAGAGTGTTATCCGATGTTATCAGATAGTGATAAAGAAAAAGCAGAAAAACTATCATTTAAAAAAGCAGTATTTTACAGGTTACTTGAAGTATGACACAAGAAATTCTTGAATTAAAATACCTTAACGGTAAAACAAAAGAACAAAAGTTCAAAGATGTAGCTAAAGTGTTACATAAAGATTGGATGGACTTCTCAGAAGAGTCTATATATGATGCCTTGTATAATAACTTTATAGTTCTAGGAGGTTCAGTATTGGCTAATGTTGATACACCATCCCCCGTATCTTTATCTAACTGCTTTGTAATAAAGCCACCAGATGACTCTTACGAAGATATATTAAGAACTAGTGCAGAGTTGGTTCACCTTATGAAACGTAGGGGAGGTGTTGGAGTAGATATAAGTAACATTAGACCTAAAGGACTTCCAGTAGATAATGCAGCCAAGACAAGTACCGGGATAGTTCCATTTATGGAAAGGTACAGTAACGATACTAAAGAGGTTGCACAAGATGGAAGGAGGGGAGCTTTAATGCTCACTATTGACATTAGACATCCTGAAGCTGAAGATTTTATTGATGCAAAGACCAATACTAATAAAGTAACTGGTGCTAATATCTCAATAAAGCTTACTGATGATTTTATGCAAGCTGCTAAAGAAGGTAAATTATTTACACAAACCTTTCCAATAGGCAGTAAGAATCCAATATTAACTAAAGAAGTTGATGCGGGTGCGCTACTACTTAAAATAGCAAATAATATAACAAAGTTTGCTGAACCTGGTATATTGTTTTGGGATACTGTATTAGATAATCGAATAGATAGATATGCAGAAGACCATAATATACCTGAGCTAAAGACTGTAAGTACAAATCCCTGTGGAGAAGTTCCTTTAAGCCCAGATGACAGCTGTAGATTATTACATATCAACTACTATAATATAGTTGACCGTGCTTTTAAACCTGATGCTAAGGTTAGCTTCACAACGTTAAATTTAGTAAGTAGAATGGCTGTTCAGATTGGAAATTCAATCATAGAAGAAGAACAGAAGAAGATAAAACAAATCCTTAAAAAGGTAGAAAAGTCTGGAAAGTCTAGTATTGAGTATAAGCTGTGGAAAAGGGTTTTAGCCATGAATAATTACAGAAGGCTTGGAATTGGTAGAACAGGAGTTGCAGATATGTTGGCAGCACTAGGACTTCCATATGGCCCCAATCATCAACTAAACAAAATTATACTAGAGAGTTATAATGCAATAGAAAAAGAATCAGAAAGACTTGTAGAAGTATTTGGAGCACTAGAAGGAACCAATCGAGTAAATATTGGATTACACACTGTAGCCCCCGTTGGAACTGGTTCAATACTAGCAGAAGTATCTTCAGGAATAGAACCTGTATTTAGACATGAAGTCTTTAGAAGGAGACGTGCTAATGAAAATGATACTGAAGTAGAAACTGATAGCAATGGTGAAAGGTGGGTAAAGTACCGTGTTGTACACGCACCTTTCCTTAAGTGGGCTACAGTTAAGGGCATTGATCTTAATGTTACGCCATTAGATGAGGCTGTTAAACTGTCTCCTTACTGGGGAAGTATGGCAGACCAAGTAGACCCAGAAAACAAGTTAGAGGTTCAAAAGGCTTTTCAAGTAGCTACAGACCATTCAATAAGCATAACCCACAACTTTAAAGCTGGAACAGAATCTAAAGTAATATATAAAAGCATAATAAAGGCTCATTCCTTAAAGCTTAAAGGGTATACTGCATATGTTGATGGTAGTAGAACTAATATACTTTCAGCTACAGATGACAGCAATAGTGGTAGAGTTACCGAGTCAGCTGAGGTTCACATGCTTAAAGTGAAAGATGAAATCTTTTATGGTATTGTAGGGCTATCCAGCAAAGGTAATCCTGTAGAGATATTTTTATTTAAGGATAAGAATATAAAAATAAAAGATTTACAGAATGCAAATATCATAAAGGAAGAGAATGTGGAAGGTAATAAATATCACCTCATCTCTGACAATATTGATATTATAGACTTAGCTTCTAGGTATAATAGTGATTATCAATCATTGTATACCAAGTTGATTTCTAGAGCCTTGAGGGCAGGTGTAGCAATACCGAAAATAATGAAAGATTTTGAATCTACGGACACAAAACTAGGTTCATTTAGGAATGCTATATATAACCTACTCTCATATTACACACAACTCAAATGCGCAAACTGTGGCAGTATTAAAATAGCCTTTCAAGAGGGCTGTTTGATGTGTCAAGATTGCGGTTATTCAAAATGCGGTTAATGGCAAAAGATGTAAACACAGCAAGAGGTGATATCAGATTAGAATCACCAATGGACATTCTCAGTGGAGAAAGTGATAAAAAAGTAGTAAAGTTAGTATATGAAGAAATAAGACCTAATACTGTACTATTAAAACCTATACAACTTCTAGAAAGTACTAAATCTAATTTAGTATCTGTAGATTTAGCACCCATTAAAAGTACAAATGAAGAAGTAGTATTTGAAGTATTAATGGCAGGAGCTTGTACTGATAAATCTTTTGATATTGAACTTAAGAAGGGAGATAGGGTACTAGTAGCTCACGACTACCTACATGGAGTTAAGCACCACCCAACATCTCTAGTAGTATCTAACGAGAGAAGTAATCTATTTGGATATTTTGCAGTCCCTCTAGCAGGAGTCATAGCAAGAGTTTCATATAGTAAGTTATAGATGTACTACTACATATCTGATATAGATAATGTAGCCAATGATGCACCAGTAATAAGAGTTGATATTGATTTTGCAATCAATGCTATAAAGCCTTATAAACTTCTTTATACAGATACAGAGACAGTATCATTAAATTACCACCACCCAAACCCATTAAGGTTATTACAGATTGGTACAGGTAAAGATGTATTTATATTTTACACTCAAAATATAGTTCTTGGGGAACTTAAAGACATATTAGAAGACCCTAAAGTTATTAAAATAGTAGTAAATAAGTACTTTGAAATTGGAATGCTAAAAAGCATAGGTGTTAATTTAAAAGGGTCTTTTGACCTGTCATTAGCATTTGCTTGCTACAGGATGGGTAAAAACTTAAGGACTGTTAGCAGTAATGGTCATGATTACTACATATATTCTTTTGCAGGTATGTATAAAGAATTACTTGATATTGATATAGATAAACAAGAGCAATCTTCATTTATACGAGATAATCAAGTATATACAAAAGAGCAGATAATATATGCAGCGAGGGATGTAGAAATACAAGACCTTTACGAGACTATTAAAGATAGGTGCATAAAAATAGGAATACTTCATCCAGATTTTAATATGTGGATGCCTGTGAGGGAGCAGTTAAAACTTGGGATTCTAAAGTTTGTAAGTTTAGAAATGATAGCTGCTGATGGCTTTGCTGAGATGGTATATAATGGTATTCGTATGGATGTTGAAGCTTGGATGTTACTTAATAAAAGTAACAAGTTAAGCCTCATCGAGACAGAAAGAGACCTCAATATCAAAGTAGCAGAGGCGATGCCTAAAAGATTGGTTAAGATAGAGCCAATACAGGACACAGTCTATACGCAGTATAACTTATTTGGAGAACCTGAAGAAAAGGAAGGAAAGAAAGTAGACAAACACAGGATAAACTGGAACTCTAGTAAACAGGTAGGCCCCCTAATAAAGGAGATTGTAGGATTTTTACCTAAAAATCAAAAGGGTGAAGAAACTACATCTGCTAAGGAACTGAAGAAAGTTCTTAATACCCAACCTGATAATGTATTTGTAAAGCTACTGTTAAAACGATCAACTACAGCTAAGATGATATCTTCATTTGGTAGGGCTTTTATAGAGAAGTTTATACACCCCACCACTAAAAGAGTACACACTAGAATAAATCAAGTGTTGGAAACTGGAAGAGTTGCTTGGTTTCAGCCTAATTTAGCTCAAATACCAGGAAAAAAGGAGTATAGAGATTGTTTTATACCGGCAGAAGGATATGATATAGTTGCCTGCGATTATTCAGCACAGGAAAGTAGGACTATGGCATACCTTGCTAATGATGTAGAGTTTATAGACTTTTTTGCAAATGGGGATGGTGATAGCCACTCAATGATTGCTTCAAAAGTAATGTCTTCTAAGTATGGAATAGATATAGTAGTAGGAAAGCATAGATTAAGTATAAATGCTGAACTGAAAACCTTAGAAGAAGTTACTAAATTAGGTAAAGAGCTATATCCAAAAGCAGACATAATAAAAAGAGTAGGAAACTCTATAGTGTTTGAAACAAGTAATGAGGATAACTCTAACCCACTAAGGCAAGCAGGAAAGATTTTAAACTTCTTTATATCTTTTGGAGGTAGTGCTTATACATTAAGTAGAGAGCAAGCCATTCCTAAAGAGGAGGCTAAAACACTTATTGATGGTTATTGGAATTCTTTTGGTGGTCTTAAAGACTACTTTGATACTGAAAAGAAGTTAGCGTTAAAGAATGGCTATATAATAGCAGAACCTATAACAAACACCATTAGGCATCTACCATCATTTAGAGAGTTAAGAATAGTAACAAATAAGCTCAATAAAGAGAAGAAAGCTTTAATTGACATGTATGGAGTAAATAAAGCAAAACAGATATATTTTAAGCAGTTAAAAGAGCCTGGAAGTGAATTTAAGTTTTATAATTCGCAGATAAGGAAAATTACTGGAGATATAGAAAGGGTTGCAATGAATACTCGAATACAAACTACAGCATCAAGAATGACAAAATTAGCTTTAATTCTAATAGAAGAAGATAGAATAAAATACAACTTAGATATGAAGCCAATTTTAACTGTTCATGATGAAATACTTTATGAAGTAAGAGAAAGAACAGAATATGAAGAAATAATTCAAAATAGGATGGAGGAAGCTTCTATTATATTAATAGGAGTAGCAATTCCGGCCAAACCAGCTAAAGGCAAGATATGGATACATTAATATATAGAGCAGGAATAGGAGACCCTGACTTAATAATTAGAGCAGTCATAGTTGACATGCTAATAAAGGAAAATCTAGCATTTCACGAAATAATGGCATCTAATAAAGAAAGTGCTATAAAAACAGTAGCTAAAAAGCTTATAGAAGAAAAAGCTCTTATTTATAACAATGAGTACATTCTAAATAGGACGAATAAAAAAATAGTTAATATACTGACAATTTTAGGATATAGTAAAAGTAACCTGAATATTAGTAATCTAACTGTAAAATTTAACGAGCTGTTTAGAGGGAAAAGAGGTATAAATAAAGAAGGGTTTACATATCAATTGTCAGAGCCTTCAAAAACTGCACAATCTTTACAAAAGTTTGTAGCAGCTTATCCTCAATACAATGAAGCAATCATACTTCAAGCAGTAAAAGAGTATTTTAACTCTGCAGAGGTTAGGGATAGATGCTTTTTCTATTCACCAAAAGCAACAGGCTTCATAGAGGGAACAGAAAATAGTGAGTTCTTAAGAGGATTTTGTGAGTCAGTATATAAAAGAGAATCATTACAGAATCTAAATGTAATGGAGGATTACTATGAATGATAAATATTCAATAGTTGATCAATTCTATAAGAGTGTACAAGAAGGAAAAGAAGGACTTAACACTGGAATACCTTTTACAGTCACGGGACTTAATGATGTGGTAGGTGGTATAATGAAAGACAACTATTACCTTATAATGGGAAAGTCTAAGACTGGAAAAAGTGCTTTCATGTATACAGAGTTCATTTTTAATATAGCACTGTCTATAGTAAGAGGTGAACTTAAAGAGGAGGACTTCATCATTGAGTTATATACCCTGGAGATTGGAATAGTAAAAGTATTAGCTAAGGCTGCAGGTTGGTATATTTACATGACGAGAGGAAGTGAGATATCAGTTAAAGCTATATTGGGATATAGAGGACCCGCTGCTTCTGGTGTTTATGCACTAGTTGAAGGAGATGAAGTTAGAAAGTTTTTAAGAACAATAGAAAGGGTTGTAAAAGTACACACCACTTTAAGTCCTGTAAAACTATTTAACTATATAACTCCAAAGCTAAAAGGACTGTCTTTAAAAATAGGAGTAGACAGCGAAGGTTCGGATATTTATAGATTTAAAAACCCATCTTTAAATTATTTATTACTTGTAGACCATGTTTCACTGGCGGAGGGTGGAAAAAATACTAAAGATACTATAGATACAGTATCAGGTTTACTTAGGAGGTATAGAAATGCATTTGGCCTCATAACGGCACTTGTTCAACAGATAACACCAACTAAGGGAGCTGACGGAGTTAAATACACTTACGGCCATGAGGATGCTAGGGATAGTAAAGATACGTTTCAAGACTGTGACATATGCCTCTCAATTGGAAGTCCTTTTCATGATAAGATTAAATCTGTTCAGTACAAAGGAGGAATATACCAAGTATTACCAACATTAGCTAATGGAAACATAGGTTTAAAAGACACACTACGACTCATATCAGTAGAAAAAGATAGGAATGGGTCATCATCAACACTACTATCTTCTAGATTTGCTGGGGCTGTTGGACATTTTATGGACATCCCCCTCCCAGAAGATATTGAATACGAAGTAGAATAAATGGCAAGAATTGCAGTTATTGGTGGAGCATCGGCTTCAGGTAAAAGTACATCTATGTGCCCTTTTAAAGACGAAGAGATGGGAATAGACATAGTAGGGTTAGATCCCGATAGAACTATGATAATTAGTGCAGTTAAGAATGAACTACCTGTACTTGGATTAACCGAAGGATATAAAAAGAAAAATAGGTTTATTCAAGAAAATAGGTATAGTGAGATTCTAGCAATTTTGATGCGTATCATAGAGTCTGCTAAAACAGGCCCACTAAAGATACATAATCTGGTTATAGATGATGCACAATTCTTAATGGCATTTGACTTCTTTAACAGGAGAGCAGAAACTGGTTATGATAAATACTCAAAAATTGGATATTCTTTTATTGAGTTAATAGCTATCATAGTAGAAAAGTTACCAGATGAACTTTGTGTATTTATACTAATGCACACTGAGAAGAATGATAAAGGGATAGAAGACGCCCTTAAAACTATTGGAAAGATGTTAGATGAGAAGTTTACAATTCCAGGATTATTTAATACTGTTTTAATAGCAGAGAAAGAATTCCAGAAAGGTAAAAAGACAATGAAGTATAGCTTCAGAACTCGCCCTCATTACATCGAAGACATAGCTAAAAGTCCACTTGGGATGTTTAAGTCAGGTAAGATACCTAACGACCTCAACCTAGTTAGAGAAGGACTTTTAAAATTATAATACCACACACAACAAATTTTTATTTATTATTATCATTATGGCTTTAAAATCATTAAGAACGTTCAATTTCGGTAAAACAGAAGAATTAAACTTAGGTATCAAAACACGAGTAGGCTCATCTAAAAGTGTTGAAATCCCACAAGTGGACATTGAAGGAAATCCGTTAGTTGGCGTATCTATGCAAGCATTCGAACTCCTTTCAAAAGGAACATCTTTGTCACATCGATTTGCTTACCATAAAGCATTTAATTCATATGCACAAGTTATTGAAAATGAATTAACAGGAGATTTAGATACAAATCGCTTACCAGCACCAATGAAAAAAGTAGCTGACTTTGAAACAGCTATTGCATCCTTACCTGAATCAGTAAGAGCTACTGAAAAAGGTGGTAAAATGGTTGACATAGAGTATGTTAAATTAGACCCAACTACTCAAGAAGTATTAGAAGAAGTTGCTGAGATTAGTGGAACATTCTACAGATTAGTACACAATCAACCAGTATACAAACAATACTATACTACTGCAGGTATTCCCATCACAGCTGATAAAACAGGAGCTATCGAAGATGAGAATGGTGATTTCTTTAAAAACACACCCAATAAATATAGCTACATTTGTAATGTTGGTATTGGTATATTCAATGGTGTTGCTATTAATGAGCGAGGTGACGCTATCAGCGGAACTGAAGGAACATACATGGCAGTAGGCCCACGTGACCAAGCAGATTTTATGGTAGGTGCTCCAACTCGCAGTGGTGTTAAAGTTGCTGTTAAATCAATCATGAGCTCTGTATTAGGACACCCTGTATACGGTGTATTGGAACCCTCTATTGCTGAGACTGGCAATATTCCAAAAGGTAAATTTAAAGTAAATAAAGGCACTGCTATTGGTATCTTTAATGCAGCAGGTGAGATTGCTCTTAAATTGGACGGTAAAGACGGACGATTAGGTTACAAATTATCTAACTTCATTCCCGTTAAAAAACGTAACAGTGAAGCTACAGAAGTTGCAAAAGTAGAAGTAGAAAAAGCTATTGAAACTAAAGGTAAAGCTTTAGATGATATGGATTTCTAGTAGTAAGTAATTACTAATTTTAATTTTACAATTACCCCCATCATTAAGTTGGTGGGGGTTTATACAATCACAATGCAAAAATCATTAATATGTTAAAATTCGAAAATAAGGCTGAAATAGTAAATTACATCGGTGGAACTGTAGTTCGAATCGTTGAATTGAATGGAGACCTTTTAATTAATCCGACACTAGAGCAACTCAAAGAAGCATTGCCAGGATTCTCTGGGGATGATGAAATGGAGTACACATATAAATCCAAACTAGGATTTGGTTTTACTGATTTCATCTCTAATGGTGGAATGAAAATAGTATCAGAAGAAGTTACTAAAGGACCGGAGTTTGATGCTTCTACAATGTCTCCTATGGAGGAAGTAGATGAGGCTAAAGTAACATTAGTTGTAGAATTCGAACATTTTGAAGAGTCTATTGTTAATAATAAAACTGTTAAGAAAGCAGTTAAAATTAGAAAACTAATGTCCTTTAGATTTAAGAATCACGTATCTATTACAAGTAGTGGTGATAAGAAAGAAGTATATAACAACTTAGGACAAACGTCTTATATAACTGCTGATGGAACACCCTCATCAGAATACTTCAAAAATGAAAATGTATTTGACTTACCATTAGGAGGCCAAGGTTTAGGCTTCAAAGAACTTATCGACTTTATATACAGCTATGCTGCACAAGCAACAGGTAAAGTAGATTTAATATCTGCTGGAAGTTCTTTTGATAAGGACATTAATCCTGAAGATATGTTTGAAGGAGACTTCAGCGCCATTGTTGACAGGTTCAATGTAATACATGAATCATTAACTCAAGGAGACCTTAAACTCTACGGAGCTTTAGTTCTACTTACAGCCACAGATAGCAATGGTAGAACCATTCAAACTTATTACGACAAGTTTGAAAGAGGTGTTATCAATGACAAAGGAGAGTTAAATACTACAATGCAGTATATTAAAAATAAAGTAAACAAGTCTAGAGTCCCTAAAGCAGGTAAAGTATACTCTCCAGAATCAAAATCGATACTGGTAGGAGTTAATGGTAACGTAGCTTTTGGAACACGTGAGGTTAAACCTTCATATATGGATTTTGTTGCAGTAGCTCCTATAACCCATACATCAACAGGGTTGCCACCAATATCATCAAATGAGTTTAGTGGTATTCCAGATTTACCAGCTAATCAAAATTTTGATTTTTAATGAATTAGGGGAGTCTTAGGATTCCTCTTTTTTTTAAATGGATAGAGATAGTATTTTAAACAACAGTGAGACCTTATTTACTCATCTTTTAGGTTCTTTACCTATAAAGAGGTATATAAAAAGTCCACTGAGAGATGAGGATACTACGGCATCTTTTACCTTATATTATTATAAAAACACATTATGGTTTAAGGACTGGGGAGGTAAATATGGTAATGTAATAGATTACGTAATGTTACTAAATAACCTTTCTTTTAAAGAAGCTGTGGGTTATATAGAATCCCTCCCACCAATGGCCTACATAAAGCCACCCCCAATAAAAGAATCTGTAACAACAATAGAGTATAAAGAATACTCTACGTTTACAAAAACAGATGCAATGTATTGGACAGCCTTAGGAGTTTCATCTAAGTTACTTAGAAAAGAGGGAGTAAAATCTGCAATGCTGCTAAGAATAAATGGAATGCCATTTTATGCTGCATCTGCTGGAGACCCTATATATATTTATACAATTACTCATAAAGGAGAGGAGCGTTGTAAAACATATATACCTAGAGGGCCAAAAGAGATAAAATTTAGAAATAATTTTCCAAATGTGTCAAGGTACGTGCATGGATTAAATACACTTGATAAAAAAGCTACTTATGTAATTATAACTAAATCTGTTAAAGATGAGCTTGTTTTGAAAGGTATGGGTTTTAATGCAATATCTACACAAGGAGAAGATATAAACATACCTGCATACCTTATAAGGTGGCTGAGGGCTAAATATAGTAATTTATTTATCTTATACGATAATGACTTTACTAAGCCAGACCCTTATAAATTTTCAAAGAAGCACGCAAGGATACATAATTTAAATGAATTGAGGGTACCTGAAGTAATACAAGCTACAGACATAGCCGAAGTATATTTAAAAGATGCTAGATATGCTAAGTACTTCATTGAAATAAACTTGAATAAATATGGAAAACTTAGTAATTGTAAGACTTAAATACAGTGGAGGACTTACTGAAGAATGGGATATTGTTCATAAGCATGAAGATATTGCTTATGAAACAACAAAAATGTTTAAAGGTTATGATTCCTTAGATGGAACTAGAGTAAACCGTAGAATTTATAAATCTGAAATAGGAATACCTAAGTTAAAAGTATCGGATTCTGATATAATTAACTTAAAGGAGGGAGAATGGATACGTGTATATGTGGAAAAAGAAGACACTAAAAAAGCTTTAAAAGATCTAAAGGAAGTAATAAAGCAGAAGCTTGAAATACTAGGTATTAAAATTGAGGAGTTCTTAGACACTGCAATAGAGCTTACAGAATTCTTAGATGCTTAATGAGGTATTAAAATATTTATATGCGGCTGCTTTCAGTATACCAAGTTCAGCAGTAGATTTGGCAGAGGTATCTGAAATAACATTTATGTCAAATCTCAAGCTAGACAGTAGGATTAAAATAGTATCAAAAAGAGAATTAATAATTCAAAATAAAACTAAAAAGTATATAAAGGATGGTAACGTAATTACTATTATAATCCCAACCGGTACTAGGATTCCAATCATTAAGAAAGTTAAATATCAAAAATTGGATGATTTAACTGATTATGAAAAGAGTCAACTACTAGCATTCTTGGGTGGGTTGCAGGTTAATAATAAAGTAATACTGGAAAAGTTAGAGAAAATCATTGTAAACTTCTCTGAGTATAAGATAGACTATATAGCTAATAGATTGATAGCTGATGGTAGGAGTGTAAAACAAAGTAAAAAGTATGCTAAGCATTTATATAAGATTAATTCTGACTTTACAGTTTGGTAATAATTATAATTGGATAGGCTACTAAAATACTAATTTTTTAAAATTATTTTCACTTCACCCCAAATTCAATCAATTTGTAAATAAAGTGTATTTTTAGGACTTTTCTCGAATTTTAAATAGTTTTTGGTATACTTATATCAATTTTAAAATATCTCTAAAAGTCCAAAATTCACACTTTTTACAACACAAAACACATTAAGTATTAAAATTAAATTAAATGGGTATATTATTAGGTCTCGATTGGATATCTTTAGTCATTGCAGTATTATTGGTCGCATCACAAGTTTATACACAAGTAAAAGAACGTAAAGAAAATAGGAAACTTTACGAAGAGTTAAGTGCTATTTTGCAAGACAGCGAATTATCCCGCACAGAAAAGAGAGATAAAGGAATGAATCTTTGTAACGAGTATGATACAAAAATGGCTTATGGAGCTTATTGTGTACTTTCTCATGCAGAACTAGAAGAAGCAAAAGAATTAATTGGATAAACAGTAAATAATAAATAATAAATAAGTATTAACATGGGTAAAGAAAAAGAAGCAACATCTTTTAAAATAGCACAAATTAACAAGTTTACATGCGGCAAGATAGGAAAATTCACCATTCCAGACTCTGAAGATGTAGGTGCACTTAATAGAGAAATTCACGATGCTTTCCTATCAGAGGAGGGGGATTTTATAGGTGATTTTAAACTAGGGTTGGCCTATCTTACAAACAATATGGTTGTCTGCTTAACTAATCCTGTAGGTGTTGGAGTTGTGTTAAATAAACAAATAACCAACGAAAAGTTTATAAAAGATTATAAAGAAACTAAAGAATTAGAAGACGCTGACATTAAAGGTTATTTTGGATACTCTAATAATGGAGGTCAACTTTTCACATTAGGAAATAGAATATTTGATGCTGAGTATATACCAGTAAGAGAAGACTATGATGAAAATGAGTGGTTAACTTTTGAATACATGAGAATTGTTGCTGCATCTAACATGGTTAGAGAAAAAAGAATAACAGGAGATGAAGCATTAGAGCAAATAACAATAACTTCAGTTATTCCATTTGAGATGAGAGGTAAGGAGGTTATAAAATTCTGGAGTGATGCTAAAAGAGCAGCCATAAACCTATCAGAGTACTTAAATAAAGATTTTTAATGGAAAAGTTATTTAAAAGAGTTATGAAGGCTTTAAAAAGCTTTATAGAGAGGCAAAGAGATATAACTAATAATAAAATTGAAATGCTGGAAGCAGAAATGCCTAAAGACTCTATAGACTTTAAACAGGATATTGAAGAAGATGAGCGCCCACATGAAGTTTAATGTATTACAGTAAGAGAGATAAGGCTTTTGATGTTCTAAATGCAATATTAGGATTCCAACAAGTAAAAAATAATGCAGACTACTGCCTTGTATGGATGAAGCAAATGGTACACAAACCAAATAGAAAGTTTCCAACAACAGTGTGGGCAAAAACTTTAATGAAGAGAGAAGATGTAATGAAGCACTTCAAAACACCCCTCAAGAATCTAAAGATAGATTCACTTTATATGCTTGATAGTGAATTTTGTACAAAGTGGATAACTACTGAGGGAGAATCTAAGAATTTTATTAAAGCTATTATACCCTTCCCAACGTCAGAATTGACTGGGAGGGTATTTAATGTGCAGATAAATCAGTATTCTAATGACATACCTGAATCTGTAAAAGAGAGGGCATTAATAGAAGGACTAACTAATGAAGATCAAAAACAAATACTCATCGAATATACAAAGAAGAGTAGGGCGCATACTTACTGGGGTTATGGTAATGAGAAGAAACTTGTACCTCTATTTACTTTAGGTAGTAAAATGAAATACCCAATATATGAGGAGAAAATAATTGTGGAGGGGGAAGCCAATCACACTATACTAAACTCTATAGGGATAGATACATCAGACTTCCCTTATAGATTAGACTCCAGCATCATGAAATTAGATGCAATAACTAAATATTTTGGTAAAGCAGCCGTAGAAGAAGACAGTAGATTTGCTCTACGCTCAATCTTCGGCACTAAATGGAAAGATAATGATTATAGGAATAGCAGGTAGGACTGGAGTTGGCAAAGACACTCTAGCTTTAGCAATAAAACAAGTAGGAATTGAAAGCTACGGAATAGAGTGGGAGATTAGAAGGTTCTCGGCAGTTACAAAGAGTATAGTAGCTAGGATGCTAGGAATATCTGAAGAACTAATGGAGGATAGAGGTATTAAAGAAATGCTATTGGCAGATGCTCTAAGGAAAAATGCCGCCGAGATTAAGCAGGGGAGAGAATTACTACTTTCTTCTATGGCTTTGGATAAGGTATTAGAATTAAAGTTTTATAAGTACAATACTGTAAAAGGACTACTTAATGACTTTTATAAACTAATGGAATCTGAATTTGATCAAAATATATTAATCTTAAACGAATTAATATACTTAAGAGAGAATGAAAATAAGAATATTATATACACAGACATTAGAGACCATCAAAAGATAGAGTTAATAAAAGATTTAAAAGGGTTGAATATAATGGTAAGTAGAAATAATGTACCAAAGCTTAAAATGGAAAATATGGTAGATTTCTTAGCTGTTGATATGTATATAGTTGATAAAAAATTAGAAGATTTAGATCTAGTGGCTAGAACAATAAATATAGCGGCCAGTACAACAAATGAATACGATAACAAATCAAAAATATAATTAATATGCTTAAAAGATATAATATAAAAGCTACTTTTAAATTAAGAAACACAACCAAAAGAAGAGCATCCATATTAAGCTACGTATCTAATGGTATTGAAACAGTAACACACCCCAAAATAGAAACTTTAGGGTATTCAGTAAAGATAGGAATAAACAAAGTATCACTAAGTAGCTTTGCAGAGGCTAAGAGGTATCCAAATCCAGTAGAACTTGCATCAGGAACATTGATAACTCACGACTCCGTAATAGAGGTTAGGCCCTTTAGAGGATATAAGTTCTTTTGCATATACAGAGAGGATGAGACAGCTGAATTTGGATTTGCTGGACAGCTTACATCTAAGAAGCCCCGATTTTCAACTTTTATATCTCTATTTGATTGGGTAAGAAGTGTATTGCCATTTGAAATGGAAAGAATTTCAAGTGAAGAACTTCTTAAAATGTATCATACGGAACACTAATGAACATATATCTAGGATTAGAATACTCTACAGACTATTCAGTTAAAACACTGTTTGGAAGTATGATATCAGAAACTATTGACATAATAGGAATAGGATTAGCAGTAGATAAAGAAAGTCTTCCCACATACAGTAAGGTCATTGTTAATGAAAAAGAGTATAAAGTTTTAAGTATCTCTAGATTTACAGGTAAAATAGCTCTAGAAGGAGAAAATGGGTGGACAAGTAGCCATGTTTTAAACAGTATAGAGGAATCTAACTTTCAAATAGTTAAAAGCGTAAAGCCATTAAACTTCAGAAAGGTGTTTAAGGATAATGCAAAAGCGGTGGATAACATGTATAAATGTTCAATGCCCCCACCCTACAGTTTGAAGCGAAGGCACTTTAAAAGATACTTTAGGAGTGTTGAAGGGTTAAGCTTAGTAATTAAAGGACTGGCTTCATACTTAGCAGAACACCATAGTGGTGATAAATTCACATTAGTACTTCCTGTAAATTATACTTTGTCTGGAGAAGTCTATAGAAAGGTAGACGAACTCGCTAAAATGCTAAAGGAAGCTTTAGTAAATAGAGGTAGAAAAAATGCAAAGGTTGAAGTTGAATACTTTACACCAAAAAGCCCAACATGGACGGCTTTTGGAGATTCAATGCTAAACCATAGATTAAAAATAATAAGAGATGAATATCTCATACACAAATCATTAAATAAATAGTAACATGAAACAAAGAAAAACATTATTAGCAGGTGCACGTAACAAAGAAGTAGATATTAACAAAGTATTAAATAGAGATACAACAGCCTTACAATCCATGTACTGGAAAGAAAAAGGAATAATTGATTCAAAAAAAGAGGAGTTAGAGAGTATGCTTGAAGACCCTAAATACGTTATAGATTCAATCTATTTTACCCTCACAGAAGAGATAAAAAGAAAAGAAAATAGAATGAAAGAGATTAAAAAGTTAATTGACATAAATGAGAGCAAGTAAAGTTGTGTTTAGTAATCCAGGACTAATATCAGTCCTGGATTTAACTACTATGGGAGATAGTAGTAAAAAGAATAATAGCTTTAAAATAGGCAAATTTGATTCAGGACTTAAATATGCACTAGCTATTCTCTATAGAAATAATGTAGAAGTTAAAATAGTTTCTGGAGATACTACCTTTACATTAGACTCCGAAGTACTTAAAGATAGTGTTACAGGTAAAGAGAAGGAAGTTCTTGTTATAGTAGAATCACCCAAGCCTGAATATGAAATTGGAGAAGGTGCTTTATGTTCTAACTGTAAAGGAACTAATTATGGAGATGCTAGTAATAATTCAATACACTACCAATGTGAAGGAGCCTATTGTGACGAAACTTACGAAGAGTATTTAGAATCATTAGAAATAAGACATATTACAGGTTTCTCACCGCAGTTGGGGCACGATTGGGAACTATGGATGGCTATTAGAGAACTTTATAGTAATATGAAGGATGAAGGGGGTAGCATGTTCACATGCGATTATTTTGGAATGATTACTGATAATACTTATATAGTTATACACATAACAGAAGAAATCAATAAAATACTAGATAACTTCGATGACTATTTTCTACCTAAAAGTGCTATAAAGATAGGCTCTTATTCAACATTAAAGGTATTCAAAAATACAGGAAAGTATATAAAGATATACAAGCAAGGTATACTTATATATGAAAATATAGATATAGAATCACTTTATATGTATGAGTGGGGGAATGCTGATATTGATGAAAGAAGGATTTTATCTAACTTTCACGAATTTAAGAACATGTATGACTGTGCTTTTAGAGATAGTAGTAATGAAGAACTTATAGTAGATTTTTTTGTAAACGTAAGAGAACATCATATGGAATCCTCTATGTATATAGGAGAACCTAGAGGTATGCTAGCAGCAATAATAAATAAAGCATTAACTCCAACCGTCATTGAAACACTCCCTGAAAATATAAAGGTGTCTTTAAGTAGTGCGGGTGGAATAGATGTAGGAATACGTAGGATAAAAACATTTGAACCTGACTATTCATATTCTACAGCAACAGTATCTAAGATGGAAGTAGAACTTACCTTTGAGGAAGAAATACAAAAGAAGTGTAAAACTTTTAATATAGGATTTCCGGTAGTTAAATCAACAATATCTGGAAAATTAAAAGTACTGCCTGACATGTATAAGAAAGTAATATATGTAAGTGAAGACTTTACTGAAGAGGATAGGTGGGAGATAATAAGAGCTTCATTTAGATTACAATTTAATGATAATTTAACAGAAGCTCCATACAAAGAACTTGACAATTTTTATAAATAGCTAAAATGGAAAAAGAAGTTTTTGATTTATACCAAGAGAAACTAAAAAGAAAAGAGAGATTAGAAGCACAGATAAAGAACTTGCATAGAAAGACAGGTAATGGAGACAAAAAGGTATCAGAGGTTGGATGGTTGCAACTCAATTATGGGAATGGGTCTAGTGCAGAAATAATATTAGACAATAAAAAAGATTTGATAAGAGTATCTAATTTAATAAGTTCAATGCTTAATGAAGAGCTTGAGAATGTAATTAATGAGATGGAAGAATTATGATAGAAATAGTTAAAATAATATGGCATAAATACGATTGGGAAGATATTGAATCAAGACCTCCCCAACCTGGAACCTACCTAATCTATAGAAAAGGATGTGATAAGATGCACAAAGAGAAGTGGAATGGGAATGGGTGGGCATCCTCTAATGGGGATTGTACACATTGGACAGAAATACCTAAACCAACAATATAAAACATGAAAAGATTATTTAAATACTTACAGGATAAACGGAATAGGTTTCTAGCAAGAAAGGATTTAATGAAATCCCTTATAAGAAATGTATCATTATTGGAAGAAGAGAATGAAAAATTTAAGAATATAATTAAAGATTATGAACGTAAATGGAGCGATTCTTATAACACTTGCTATGTTCCAATAGACAACTTTATGAGGGGCAGGAGTGCAAACTTTAGCCTTAGGTATGCTAATTACATTAATAATGTAGAAAAGCTTACAGAACCTGGAAGAAAAGTAGGAAATACTACTAGGTTAATAGATTTTTCAATACAGTGGTTATTTAAAGTAGGAAATATACCACTTAAAGCAATCCCTTCATATGACGGTCTAGATAAAAAGATTTTATTAGATAATATTGATAGGAGATTGAACATGGAGCATGGGAAATCACTAAAGTTATTAAATGGTGAACTGTCTACGACTAAAGTAAATAATAAAACAAATAAAATTGGAACAGTAGAAGACAAACATTTAAATAAATGGATATTTATAGCATGTTTAGACGATAAAAAAGACGAAGGATTTCCTTTTTTCAAGAGAGAGATAATAAAAGCAAATGATAAAGATGAAGCCTACGATGTGGGAGAATCTACATTATTAGATACATGGCTAAAAGAGGGTAATTACAGTGTTATTAATTTTTTAGTTATACCAGTAGAAGAAATTATAAACTCCTAACAAGATATAAAAGATGGAACAGAAAAATAAAGGATTTAGAGTGCATGCAGGATATAAAGAAGCAATAAAAAAATTAAAAATAGAAACCACAGAAAAAGGAGTAGTAGAAGCAGTAAAGTGGTTTGATGGTAACATTGTTAATCTTATAGCAATAGACAATGTTAAAGATGCTTTTCTTGTATCTTATTCCTGTTTATTCGGCAAGGTAATAAAAGTATTTAAAAATGAAGGAAAGCTTGAAGAGTTTAGAAGTACATTTGAACAGATACTTTTTAAAGAAGCTTGTAAATATAAAGAGAAATGGCAACAGAAAAACAAAAACTAGCAAAAGCGCGTAATTATTTTAAGTATGTAATTGCAGGTTTATATAAATCAGTGCAACTTGATAAACTTACACCCAAAGAAGTAGAATTGTGGGATAAGATATGTAGAGCTAGAGAGGAATTATTAGATATGTTTGATGAGGAATCTAGAGCTAAAGGATTAAATGTGCCTGAACATAAGTGCTTTTGTGGAAGAAAAGCTAAGATACAAAAGATGTACTACGGCAAGCTTATGTGGGTATGTCCTATACACCTAATGGAAAAGTAAAATAAAAAGAATGCTAGAAGTAAAAAATAAGATTGAATTTGAAGGTAACTGTTGGGTTGGGGAAGTAGATGCTTCCCTCTTCAACAGTTCAGAAGAGTGTAGAATTAAGGCTGTAACGGATATAGCAAGTATAACTAAAGGTAGATTGGGTATGTATATAGGCAAGTATGATGAAACTTCATATTGTAGTATAACTCAAGAAAAGCAAGGCTTTAAAGCTGAAGAAAAAATATATTCACCTGTAAGGCAGCGACTGTATGATAGACTGTTAGTTGAAAGTGCAGGTAAACCTAGCACTCCCTTTGAATTTGTACCTATTATAGAAGAAACTATATTTACACCTTGTGAAAAGGAATTAAACCAGCTATATAAACACGGAGTAAGTGATCCGAGTAATGATAGATTATTTACCAATATGAGAAATATACTCTGCTCTGGTGAATTCTTATACGACCAAGAAGAAAGTACTGAGGATTTTAAAGTAATAGTAGGTAGAGTTCCAATGAAAGTAGTATCGCATTTAAGAACGCATAGAGCATTTAGTTGGCTTGTGGAGAGTAGTAGAAATAAAAGATACTTGAAAGAAGTAGAGTTTTGGTATCCTAGTTGGTGGAATAAGGTAGGAAAGAATACATTAGAACGTCCCTATGTAGAGTACATGAAAGATTTAGATATGGATATTGTAGATACATTAAAAGAAGATGTAGAAGAAGGATTGCTGAAACCAGAAGAAGCTACTATGGAATTATCTGATAGAAGATTAGTAACTTTTGCTATGTGTGCCTGGAAACAAAATACTGATGCTTGGGATAATTTATTTGCAGTGAGGGGAGATAAGACAGGAACTATGAGTATTACAGGAGAAACAGTTAAACATATTAAAACATTAATAAATGAGTAGTCAAATAGTAATATTTCATCCAGCCGTCGAAGTAGTATCAGATTCAGGTATGGTAATAGATTATGTAAATCCTCCAGAACTGAATTTAGAATACCCTTATATAACAATAGGGAGTAGTCATTCTATTAGACCTGTAATGGAACCTTTAGTAATGCGATTAAAAAAGAATACTCCAATATACTGCATGGATAATAATACAAGTATAAAGACAGTTGGAGAATACATTAAAAGCATAAACGAATATTAAATAAAACATGGCAAAGAAAGTAACAACAATAGAAGAAGTATATTCAGACATACTGGATAATAATATCCGAACTAACTTAGTAGACAGCCCAATATGGAAAAATTGTTTACATAAAGATGATATGGGGGCTAAAGATAAGAAATACAAATACCGTATCAAATTTGAAGGTACCTTACCAATACAACTTTTAAATATAAAGTAATGGATTTAAAAGATAAGATAGCAGTATTTAAAGGAGAGTTAGCAGACCTTGAATGGAAACAGGACAGATGGGGTAACTTTAAAAAGAAAGTTATTCGGAATGGAAAGGAAGTAGAATGCAGAGTTAAGTTTAAAAGTACGTCCGTACGAGTAGAGCAGAAAACCAGTAATGGAGATTGGGCTAACTTGTCAAGAGTCGCTCTCTACATATCTAAACAGTCTAGCATGGAAGGAATGCTAAAAAACTTTAATTTGTAATGAAATACTTTATAGATACAGAGTTCCACGAATACGGTAAACAACCTAAAGTATTAGGGTTAAAAGTAGGTAAACCTATTGATACTATAGATTTAATTAGTATTGGTATAGTTAGTGAGGAAATAGGAGAACCTCTAGCCTCCATGACTGACGAAAGAAGAAATAATTTAATTAAATCTGGAAAAGGGATTAAACATCAAAATAGTAGAGAATACTATGCTATATGTAAAGAGTTTGATTTAAAAGCTGCTTGGGATAATGAGTGGTTGAAGGAGAATGTATTGAAGTCTATACATGAGGAACTTGTAAATATGAATATACAAGATGCTAAGAGAGCTACAAGATTTATGGTTGGAGGTGTACTTCTATCAGAACAGTTTACATACAGGAAGTTTAAAAGACTTATAAACAAATATGGTAAAACTAAAAAGCAGATAGCTGAGGAGGTTAAGAAGTTCGTTTTACTAAAAGAAATTGGAGAGGATGGAAGATGTAAATGCACTTGTGCAGATACATGTCTAAACGGCAAAGCTGGCTCTGCTGATAGATGTACTACGCAAGAATTACATAAATATCTACCTGAGTTTTATGCCTACTATGCAGATTATGATTGGGTAGTATTCTGTTGGCTATTTGGAAGAATGATTGATTTGCCTAAGGGTTTTCCTATGTACTGTAACGATTTAAAGCAGGACTTGGATGCTTATGTGAATGACAAATGGCTTCCTGGCAGTATATCTTATATGAAAGGTGTGAATGATAATGTAACTTTTGATTTAGCTTTAGAGAAATTAAAAGGATTGCCTGAATACCCTAAACAAGAGAATGAACATAATGCTCTAGCTGATGCTAAGTGGAATAAGGAATTGTACAGTTTTATAAATTCATTATAATGAATAGAAGACAGAAAAATAAGCAACGTAAAAAGTCTATATTAATTTATGATATGGCAGCTGCTCCTGTAAATGCATCTCTAGAAGATATATCACTACTATATAGTAAATTTGGATTAGTAGTATACGATAGCTTTAGAGGTAATAAGCCTGAAATAGTTCCTAGAAGAAATACAAATCTATTTAAATTTAAAGATAAAGACAAAATATGAAAATAATATGTATATATCACTCTCGAGATCTGGATGGGTGGATGAGTGCTGCAATAGTTAAACATTGGTTTGAAGAAACTGTTAATAGAAAAGGTGAAGAAGATATTCCTGTAGATAGTTTAGATTTTATAGGTTACGACTATGGTCAACCTATTCCTGATTTAAATGAATACGATAAAGTAATAATGTGTGATGTTAGTTTTCCACCAGATAAAATGGAAGAAGTATATGATTCAAGTGAATTCATATGGATAGACCACCATAAATCAGCTATAGAAGCCAGTAAATGGATTAATAATACTGTAGACGGATTAAGAGATACTAATTATGCAGCCTGTGAATTAACATGGAAATATTTCTTTCCTGATGAAGAGATACCTGAAATAGTTAGACTACTTGGTAGATATGATTGCTTTGGACATAAAGGTACGGACGAAGAACAGAAAGTATTAGAGTTTCAATATGGTGCAAGACACTATATGAATAATTATAATGATTGTTATACCTGGCTTACGGGAAATGGTACTGAAGAATCTTTGGTGAATGCTATATTGGATTATGGCATTCCTATTTATCAATACCTTTGTACAGAAGCTAAACAGATTTATAGCAAAGCTTTTGAGATTTTATTAGTAGAAAACAAAGAAGATGTTACTGTAGGAGAACAAGTGAAAAAGTTCCTTTGTGTAAACCAAGAAAGATTTAATCCTATAAACTTTGGTATAGATTACCATAAAGAAGGATATGATGGATTTGCTTGTTTCTGGTTAAAAGATGGAAAGTGGATGTGGTCATTATATAATGACAATGGGCAAGTAGACTGTTCACTAATAGCTAAACAGTATGGAGGCGGCGGTCATAAAGGAGCTGCTGGTTTTGTATGTGACCGCAATACAATGTTAAATATAATTAAACGAATAAGTAAAATATAAGAATTAATGGAAGACAAAGAATATAATTATAGATTAATATTTATAGATGGACATAGATTTGATACAAAAAGCAATAAAAGTTTAAAAGAATTTACAGAATATTTATTAGAGCTTAAAATAATATTTACTAATGATGCCTCTTTCATGGTAGCTCATCTAGTAGTAATACAAGACATTACAAATAAATAATTAAATATTATAGGAAATGAATAAAAGTTTCACAGTTTTAGGAAACGCACATCTAATAAAGCAGTTCTTAGAAGATATAAGAATAAAAGGATATGAATTTAAAGGAAATGAATTTATATTACAAATATTCTTAAAGTACTTTGAAGTAGCAGCAGAGGCAGATAAATCACACTATGACCTAGATACTCAATATAAGGATGCTTTAGACCATTACAAACAATTAGAATTAGATGATATAGCTGATAAGGGAGCAAATAGTGTACTAAATGACCTTATGTATAAAGCCTTCACACATACTTACCAGTACGAAAAGCAGCAAGAAGAGAAAGAGAAAGTAGAAAGAGCGTATAGGGAAAAAGTAGAAAGGATGGCAGAAGGATTTTGGGAAAAGGGTGGCATACGCATAATTCATATAAACCGTGTGGATTACCTCCAACCTCCCCCCGGATTTAAGTTAAGTAGTTCAGATGTAATAGGTGTAATAGACCATAATAGAAAAGAATCTGCAAAAGAGTATGGATTTAAATTAACAAATCCAAATACAGAAGAAATGCTAGAAAAATTAGCAAGTTTTTATACACCCAAAGAAGATAGTTTAAATATGGGCTTTCTTACCTACGTTACAAACGATAAAGAAAAAATACATAGTATAGACACTGAAGTATTTGCAGTAAGAGGTACAGGTATTCAGAAGATGACTTTACTTGAAGCTCTCCAAATGCAAGATGTTATTATTTTTGCTAGAGAAGAGAACGCTAACAAGTGTGCATACGATAGGCACGTTGAAAGATTAAAGAAAGTATATAAACAGAAATAGTATGAAAGATAAATTAAAATTTAAATTAGATTCAGAAGAACTTCGCAATATAGTATATGAAAATTACTGCATAGATACTAACGGAAATGAATGGGAATTTGAAACTATAGAGAATATTCATGAGGGAGAAGGAAGACATGAAACATTCTGGAGTAGGGTAGTTAAAAGAAATGACGGGATTTTCTTTAAGATTAAGTGGGCTAGCTCTATAAAAGATAATATGGATTGGGAAGTATGTAACCCCCTAAAAGAGTACACTGTTGAAGAGGTAATTGCAACAGATGTAACAATTACAAAGTATTTATAACTATAATTATATTCAATAGATAGCATAGACAAATTAAATTCTTACTTAAATAATATTAATATGAGAGAATTTAAAACAAGCCCATATGGAGATATAGTAGATTTAGATGATAAAGAAACATTTAAGCACTTACCAAATACCATTAAATCACTGGGAAAGCTAATGCTTAGTGAAATAGGATATGCTATTTGCTATATGGATTATTGGCATAAAGATGTATTTAAAATAGATGACCCACAGAGAAAAAGAGTAAACAAGCTAATTAAAGACTTCACAGAGAACGAAATAAATAACTATAAGAACGTTAAGTGGTATAGAGAGCAGGTATTCTTATTTCAGGATGAGATAGAAAATATGTGTTAAAGATTAGCACAAACAAAAAAAGGGGAACCCTACCATTACGGTAGAGTTCCCCTATTTTTTTTACAACCACCTCTGGAACATAGCCAATCCAGGGATTGCTCTAAAAGTTCCTTTAATGAGGTAAGTTTCATCATGTCTAGCATCATCGCTAGTTGCGTATTTAGTAACCACGCTAGGAATATTGACTACATTGTCAATTGTTCTTAGAAGTGGGGATGGATTCTTAAACATATCCATAAGAGCTTTAGGGTTCATATAGAGTGATACATCATCTTGCAACCTAGATACTGTCTTATATGCTAATCTGTAACCTTCAGCCTTCTCATCTTCATCATCAAATGCTAAATTAGCTATCAACATAGCAGCACTCATCATAAGAAACCATTGAATCTCCTTCAAGTTTCTTCTCATGTTGTCTAAATCTGTTTGCATCTCTTTATTATCTGCATTAAACTCTTCTCCAACTGCTAAGTTCTTTAATAGTATTGATTTCATTATCTTAACACTATTGGCAAAGCCTAAGTCTTTATAGGTTCTATATCTACCCTTCACAGGGTCTCCCATCTGGTCATCTTCTTTATAAGTTTCTATTCTAGTTGCAATACCCTCAGCTATCCAAGATTTAAGAGCTAATGTAGCCCTCCCTATTAAATACTTCTTAGCTTGCATAGGGGAGGAGGGGTCATAGTTACCATGAACCCTCTTAATTAGCTGTATTAGATTGTTTCTCTTCTTTGTAAAGCTATTTGACTTAGTAGCATCATACATAGTATCCCATTGCTCACTGTCTAAAACTTCTTCTGACATGTTAGCGTGGTTATCATAAGACTCCCACAAGCTAACTTCTGTGCCGTCTACAGTTTGAACTTTAGTGTGCATTAGATTAGCAACCAACACAGCAGCTTGATTTAAATATTCAGCCCTTTTAGTAAGTTCCATTGGGGCAGCCAAGCCAAGTTTCTTATTATGCTCTTTAATCTTAGAACTCCCAGAGGCATCCTCCAACAAGTCAAACATAATACCATATTTTGCCATAAGACTTCTAACTTTAGTAGAAACATCATCAACACGTCCTGTAGCAGATCTCTTCATTGAGTGCTTTAATACACCCATAGCTCTATTAAGTTCCTGCTTAGTGAAATACCTACCAGAAGCAGCTTCTACACTATTTGATATATACCCATATAAAGTATTTGTAAGTGCTGAGGAAGCATTCCAACCCAAAGATGTAAAAAAAGTTAACTTTAAAGCTTTATCGAATGCCTTGACGGGTGATACAAATCCAGTATCTTGTACCGCATCTTTCCTTGCCTGTATACTTAATTTTCTTTCTTCATAATCTTCTTTTTCTACTCTGCCGTGCATCATATCTAGCTCTAATTCATTCTTTTCTTTTTTTAATGCTTTTAATGTTTTTCTTGCCTCTTTTGTTAATCCTACCTTGGTTGATAAAATTCCACCCTTATTATGGCCTTTATTGTATAATATATTATCTATTTCATACTCTAACTGCCTAACAACATTAAGTTTTTCTCCCTTACCTATCTTATTTCTTATAATGCTATTGGATTTTGATTTTTCTATTTCTATTGATTTTTCTACCATCTCCTTTCCTATTGTTAATATATCTTCTACTGCTGATTTTCTTTTATAGTTAATTGCTGAAAAGGAAAACATTTTAAATGCTTTTATAACATCAGAAGACTTGCTATTAAATTCTCTATCGTAGTCACTTTTTATACTATCTCTAGTTCCTTTAACTACATCTAAAATATCTTTTTGTATTTTTATTGATGCTTCCGTAGCCCCTTTACTAGTAATGTGGCCATTAAATACAGACTCTTGTCTTATATAGTCTTTTTCAGCCTTACTTAATGCAACTCTTAATTTTCCTACAGTATCCTTAGTAAACTTAATAGGAACTGATTTTATAGGCTTACCGTTACTATCTCTCAACTGAGAATCTAAATCATCCTGCTCCTCTGAAAGGCCCCCATAGACTCTATCTAATAGAGACTTTCCTGTAATTACACCTGCTATACCCTCATCTCTAACTTTTTCAAGTATGTCTTTATTTACCTGAGGTAAGTGATTATGTTGTAAAGCGTATGCAACGTGGGGTGGAAAGTAATCCTTAAGGTTGTTAATATTCTCTGTTATAAAATTATAAAGCTTTCCGTATGTTTCTGGATTGTTTTGTATAAATTCATAATCTTTATCATACCATTCACTCTTTTGTCCATTTACCTCACTTTTTGGTGCATAGGATAGAAATCTTGTAACACTGGTAAAGTTAGTAGTTTCTACATTATTACTAGTTAACTCTTCATATAACTGCATTGGGTTATTATAAGATTCCCACTCAGCTATCTTACCCTTGTATTCTGCTATTGTTTTAAATCCTACCCTCCCCGCATCGTGGTATCTCTGAAAGGTTTCAACAACTGCCACTTTAGATTTATTATAAGATGTAATCTTCTTTTCCATAGATGATACCAATCTCTCTCCTACAACTTCACCTAATAGGTCTTTTATCTTAGCAATCTCTTCATTTCTAGCGTCCTCATTATCATTACCAAAAAGGATATTATAGTTAGGTAAATAAATATTATCCATAAAGTCTTGATAAGCTTTCTTTTTTTGATTCTTCTTTCTAGCATCCTTAACCCTATTAAGTTGACCTAACTCTACTCTTTGTTTAGATTTCCAATCATAGTAGCTTTGTGAAAAAACATCTACAAGATTTTTAGTTATATTACCATCAGCATCTTTCTGTAACACCCTCTCGTTAAAATCTTTTCCATTCTTATCGAATCCAGTCTCCTCTAATATCTTAGTCAATTGAATACCAATAGTTTCCTCAAATTCAGCCATAATGTTTCTATTAGTGTCTTTAAGGACTCCTGATAGATAAGATACTAATTTATTATCTACCCTAGAACTATCCATTACAGCAGACCAAAGTAGCCCTACATCTTTAATTTCTGTTAAATCTTTTAATGGTATGGGGTCTCCATTCTTATCTTTAGCCAAGTCACTTATAACAGTTCTAGTTAAATTGAGAAGTGTATTATCTAATTCATTTAGCTTAGCTTCAATTCGTTCCGCTTCGTCAGTTCGGGGAGAATCTTCAAGCCTATAAATAGGTTTACCTGAAGACTTGTTAATACCCTTGACTTCTAAAACTTGACTGACCATGGAGCGGAGGGCAGATATCTCCTCACTAGCTTGTTTAACATCTGTTACAGTTACTCTTTTGTTACTCGTTAATACACCCTCTATATTAGATATACTTTTTTCTGCAATATCTATTACATTTTTAACTAAGGCGCTCTTTTTTAATTTCTCTATATTTTCTTTTATCTCTTCTATTCTAACCATTACGGATTCCTTAGTCTCCGGATTCTTACTTATTGAATTATAAAGACTGTTCTTTCTAACTTTTAATTCATTTATAGCTTTAGTTAGAATGGCATCAGAAATCGGGTCTATATTACCATCAGTGTCTTCTCCCCCAAAGTAGCTTGACTCAAATACATCAGTAGATACATGGTCGTCAAAGAACATTATATCATCATCTATTAATTCTTCATTCTCTATTAAAGACCCTTCATAGTCTTCAACTGTATCAAAGGCCGCATTAACATTATCATTAAGACCATTAAAAAAGTCATCGTCATCAATATCGTCTTGAGACCTATTATTAGTCTGTCTATATCTAGCCTCCCCTTCCAATATCTTTCTAAGCCTTGCATTGTTGTTTTCTAGCTTATTTGTGTATAAGTAATCACTAGTTGTATTTAATATTGCATGCAGTGCTGACCCTTTATTTACACTGATATTTAACAGTCCACTAATATAGTCTAATATACCTTCCCACACTGACTTCTTAGAGTTGAATTTAATACCATTTAAAAAATCTCTAAATACACCTTCAGTTAAGGCATAAGATAAAAACTCATCAACACTTTCAATTACTACTGTATCAAGTCCATAACTTTCCATTAAGTTCCGGTCTTCCAGTAGTCCTTTTACATGTTCGTATACCTCATCTATTCTTTCTTTAAATATCTGCTCTTCCTCAGTTTTAGGGTTTAGTAATGCCGCCACTGTAATAACATGTAGCATCTCATGAGTGGCTGTTAATCTAAACTCTTCCTTACTCACTGTCTTATCTAAAAATAATCTTATCTTGTCGTTTTCTATCACTTCTATAAAACCTGCTGTGCCTTCAGCTCTATCTTCATCTGTGAGTAAAGTAGTATCGTTTGTGTATTCTAAAACTGTTCCAGATTCTTCGACTTTAGATACTAGCTTATCGAAGAGGGGGTAGTTTGGGTCTTCTGAATCTACTTCTCCATAGTCTTCAGTTAGGTTACTTAAGGTGAGGGGCTCTTTACCAATTATTTCGTTTACTATTCTATCGACACCTGCTATTGATTCTATTAGTATTTCTTTATCTAGTGGTATATCCACTCCATCAAACGTATCCCAAACCTTATAAGCCATATCCATAGCTACCTTATCATTACCTTCTCTTAGGGCTCTTTCTCCCTCATTTCTAAATTCACTATTAGTTAGCGGTTTACCATCAAATAGTGTTACAATTTCGTTGAACTCAAAGCGAGCTTCACCGTCATTTATATTTGGACATTTTGCCATTTGTATATAGTATTAAAATATTTTATTATTAGCCATAGAAGAAGACAATATTTCTACTATTGTAGTAATCCCGGCGGAATTAGTGTTGTACAGGCTACCAACCCATAGGAAAGGCAACCTGTACACTTAACTAATCTAGCATTTCTTATGCTCGTCCCTTATGACATCTCTAACTTGTACTAAGCTAGGATTGACATTTGAGGTCATTGAACTTGTATTAACTCTAGGCTTATACTCACTAACTTTCCCATTAGCAAATGGAAACTCCTTATAACCTTTACTTAATACCCACCTAATTAAATGCTCCTCGCTAAACTGACCATTAACATATTTATTAGAGTAGGCTTGTACACTACTATCTAATAGAATAGAAGCTCCAGCCTCAACAGCTACACTTAACATCTCTACAGTTCTTTTAAACTTAGCTTCAGATCTACCGTGTGCCCCAACACCACCAGATATACTTGCAAAGACCTTATCATCTTTAGTATATGTTTCTGAATTTACAGGTATATTATTATTACGTGCATCAAAGGCATAAGTAAGAGTACTAGAACTTTTAGGATTATAAGCCCTACTGTTAAAGTCTTTACCAAAGTTAGCAAATACATAAGCTGTAGCTCTAGCCGCTTTATATTGATCTTTTCCAGTCTTATCCATCGATAGTATGAACTTAGTTGTTCCATTCTCCTTTTCACTATCAATACCATTATTGATTAAATAACTTAAAACAGTAGCATGAGATGGCTGTCCTAACTCTTTCCAGTATAGCAACTTCTTACCTTTAAGCTTTCCAGAGTTAATTAGATCAACTATCCATTCCTTTCTAGCCATTAGTTGTGGATATTCTTTATCAAACTTATCAGTAGTTAACCAATCATGGTAGTTTTGAACAGACTCTGCTATAGTTCCTGCAGGTATAATAGCACTAGTAGAGCTCATGTGAGAAGAAGGGTTACCGAAGTGCTTCTCTCCACCCTTTCTTAGGGTATAAACCATACCATTCTCTTTAGCATATTTTTCCATTCCTTGATAATCTAAACCCTTATCTGTCATGAAAGAAGGTATACCATTCATACCCCTAATTACAACAGTTTCATTAGCAGTAGTCTTACCCATCTTACTAATAGCATGTAATTTTTCATGCTTTGGAGGACTATCAAATAGTGTTTGTTGTACAGCAAGTTTTTCTTCTAAACCTCTTATCTTTTCTGCAACTTCCATATACTCTCCCATTATAATGTTTCTTGATTGTTTATCTATCATTGTGTTGGAAGCAAATACATACTCATTAGTAGTCAAGTCAAAAATGCTATCTGTAGGCATTACTGCAAATTCCTTTCCAAGCGTAGTTACTTTTCTGTGTGGTTCTTTATTAAGTAATACCTCTACAGCTACTCGCTTAGTTATTGCAGGGTTTGTTATTCTTCTCAAATCATTACCTGGCCTTATTTCATATACTGAGTTATTGTAGCCAGTTCCATATGTTTTTCCATTTATAGTCACAGTATCATATACTACATTCTTTGTTTGTTTATCTTTTTCTATTTCATTAAAACCTGAAGTAGCTATAAAGAAGTTACCAAAAGCTTCATATAATGCAGTACCTTTTTTAAGTTTAGCTCCTATCATGTTCTCAAACAGGTTAGTCATATACTTAAGTATTCTCTCCCCAAAGGTTGATTCTTTATATGGAGTCTCTTTATGGAAATTTATAAACTCTCTATTTGTTAAAGCTACCATAAATTCATTAAGGTTGGTTAGTGGCTCATACCTTCCAACATCTTTTAAATCAGACTCCTTCTTTTCCTTTATATTTGCTTTTATCTTATTAATTTCTCTTTTGTGGATATCAGCTAAGTGCGCTCTGACAGCTTCAATATTACCCATTGCAATCCTTATATCTCTAAATTCGTCACCCTTAAGCTGTCCGGATATATATCTATCTACAAGTTGAGATGTTTGAGTGTGAGCTATTTCATGAAGTAATACCTCTTCCAGTTCTGCTTTGAATATATTAGGTGCTAGATTTCTAGACCCCATCTTATTAACATTGAGGCTTATTGAACCTCCAACTTGCTGACCCCTATGCTGAAGGGTTGGATCTTTTACATATTTAATACCGTTAGGCATTAACCATTTAAGGTCTTTTAAAATCCTTGCTGCAGGTATTAGATGTGGTGTAGTTATATTATCCAATGCACTCATAAAAGAACTTACGCCCTCCGTGCCATTAGAAAAGTAGCCAGTTACAGGGTCTCCTTGAAGTGCTACTGTTTTATCAGCTCTGTAGTTTGCAACCTTCTCTTTTACATTTGGGTTATTGTAATCAAATACAGACTTGCCCTCATACTCTTCACCTAGATTTTCTGACATCTTCTTATGACCTTTTGTATTCATTTCTAGATATATAAAACCGTCCTCCATTGGAACTCTCTCATATAAACTATCTTTATTCTTTCCTCTGACATGTGCATATAGGGGAGGATTTGAGTTCTTAGAGCTAAACACTACTTTATCTGTATATAAAACTTTATTAGTATCAGGGTCATAGTTATTTTTATTTTCTATTCCATCAATCTTATTAAGCTCTGGAGTACTCTTTGGATAATGTTCTACATACTCTTTAAATACTTCCACGGGGTTTATATTATTAAGTAGTGTAGAATTTAATCCAAGGCCATGACCTGATTCAATTAATATCTTTAAAGGTCTAATCATCTTAATGGAGCGTGGGCTAAACTTAGCACCCTCCATTAAACTGTACCTGACTAAATCAAGAGCTAAAGAACGTTGCTCAGCATTACCTCTATAGAGTTCCATCCAGGATGCTATCAGCATTGTCTGTGCGTTCTGAGTTAATGCAAAGGTATTTATCTCTACGAAGGAGGGGGCATCCAGTGTCTTTCCTTGTGAAGGGATTAAGTTACTTATGAACAAAGAACCTATTGGATTATTAGTTCTTTTGTATCTATTAATCCTATTAGCTAATGAGTTACTTCCATACAACATATCAACCATCAACTGTTTCTTATCTATCTCTTCACCATTATCCTTAAACAAACTACTTTCATCTGTTTTCTTAAGCAATAGGTGTGAGAGCATTGATTCATGAAGTTGTTTTGATATAAATGGAATATCTGAATAAGATAGGGAGCTGTTATTATCTAGTACCATATCAAGAAGTGTATTGAACTTGGGGGTAGCACCAACACTCATAGGAAAACCTCCTATATTAGTACCCCATATAGCACGAGCCGTGTTAAGAGAATTATATACTCCATAGCCAACTTCAGTAAGTTCACCATCACCATTTAATACTAGATTATCAAGACCTACTATATCAGACTTGCCATTTATAACTTCAGAGTATATTTTAACTTTTTGAACTATACTGCTGATATCTTTACCAACACCCTTAGTTTCAATTTTAAGTACACTATTTGCTATCCCTATTGTTTTTGCAGGATTATACAGTGCTGCAAAAATAGAAGCTACTTTATACTGAGCTGAATTACTTTGACTCTTTAGTTCTTCTGTTGTTAGCGGACCCTCCACCCTATTCTCTTCATAGGATTTTAATACAGACTGTATAATAGCCATATCTTCACTACTATTTCTTTTGCCAAGTTTATTACTTGTTGTTTTTAACTCTTCTGTTATTTCCTGTATTGCAGGCTGTGTCATTATTAAGGCTACTGTTTCAGCTGAGAGTGCTTTATTCTTACTTTGAGTTTCTCCTTTATCTACCATTTGTATTAATAAATTATACACACCGGAATTTACAGCATCATAACCAAGATACGCTAAGTTTCCATTATTAGCATTATCAACAGCTTCTGATAGCAACATCATTAAGGAGTCAGCATTGCTCCTTACTCCACCACCACTAGTTCCTAAATCTATATCAGATAAAGTAAGTACTTCACCTTCTGATTCCACCTCTAAGAAAAGTTTACTACCATCCTTATCAATAGGATACAATCCCTTATTCTCGGCCATTGCTAAAAACACTAGAGCATTAGCTTCAATAGCTACACCTATTTTACCAGCCTGAGCATTATTGTATTCTTTTTCTGAGTATTCAATACCCAAAGGGACGAATCGCTTAGTACCATCTCTGTACTGTTCTTCTTCCTTAGCTTTAGCAACCTTAGCAAAGTTTTGAAAGTCTGGTAAATCTAAAGTAGTTAACATCTTTTTAGTAATATCCGGATGACTTAAAACTGCCTCATGTAATCTTATATACTGATTTTGTAATAACTTACTCTCTTCCTTAGCTGTTACATTTTCTTCAGATATTATCTTTAGTGTTTTATTGCCGTCAGCATCTTCTACATTTTTATAGTTATACATATAAGTATAAAGGTGGTCTACGTCAAAGTCAGACCCCATCTGTGCAGTAATCTCATCAGGCAGTATTATGAGAGACTTCATTTGGGGAGGTAAAAATCCAACTATCTCTATGTTAGACATGGAACTAAATCCCTGATTAGGAATACGCGCTCCTATTAACGATAACAACTCTTTATCTATTTTAGACATATCAAGCTTTCCGCCACTGCCTATAAAATTGTTAATGTCTTCATTAAACATCCAAGGGAGTATTACTTGCATCTTTTGAATACCTATAACCTTACCTTTCTTGTTTAATATAATATCTCCAGCCTTTAGCTCTGTATCAAACTCACTGGTAAATATAACATTATTTTCATTATCACTCAACTTTGATACATTCATCTTACCCTTAATCCCAAAAGCAGCTCCTTGTACAAAAGACCTTCCTCTAAGTTCAGGTCTTAGTATTTTTTTACTAATTGCTGAATTGATTTTTTGAACTATCTTATTACGTGATGCTGACATATCTAAAGGCCAGGCGAATGCTCCATGCTTAAACTTTAAAGATTGTAGTTCATTATCACTTATACCCTCATTGACAAGTATCTCTTTGAAAGCATCTCTAAACTTAGCTTGGTTAGTTACAACTCCATTCTTTATTCCAAAGGAGTGCTCTAACTTACCAAGCCCTTCCTCCATCATTCTTACTTTAATCTTATCTCTCATCTCTCTTATACCCTTACCATCTTTAATAACGTGGTCATCTATAAATAAATCAAAACCTGCCATTTCTGAAATACCCATAGTAATAAGTTGATTCATCTGAGACACTGAGATTGTCTTATAATCCTCATGGTTTCCTTCTTCTTGTTGAGTTTTCAATCCCTCTCTCTTAACTATAGTAGGCTCCATCAAATCTATCTTATCTTTATTTAAACCAATTGCTCTAGAATTCCCCTCATGGTCATTTTCATAATTAAACACATCCCACTTATCTCTAGAACCTGCCTTAACTGCCGATTCAAAAGCTAAATGTACAGTGGTTAAATTACCAGTTTTCTCTTCATTGTTATCATCTATTAGATACTTTCTTTCCTCTCGTTCCATCTTTTCTCTAATCATATCTATTTCTAGGTCTTTTGTATATTGGGGTATTAATGGAAAGAATGAAGACTTTACAATCATCGTATCATTTGAAGAAGTCTCCTTATTGAAGTTGTTTGAGGTATACAAAGGCTTTTGTGGAATTATGTCCATCTGTGTCAGTCTAGCTATTTCTGCATCCTCTCCAGAGTTTAATAGTAATGGCTTGTTAGTTTTATAGCTTTCCATTATCTTCTTGTTAATACTGTCATACACTTCTTCTTTAATCTTACCCCTCTGGGCCATAAATACTATATAGCTTTTAAGAGTTACTAACTCTTGTGCATCTGTACTATTAACATTCTTATACCCCTTAGCTATTTCAGGGCTTAGGGATTTTTTATACTTATTATACATTCTAGAAGTATACTTATCATTAAGAACAAAATAAGCTATGTTTTCATAGTTATTAATTATTCTTTTACCGTTAACCATCTCAGCAACTTCTGTTGATGGGTCCATTCCAGTACCTATTAAAGAACCTAACCTCTTAAGGTAAGTAGTCCATGTACCAAACTCATCACGTTTAAAATACTGTGCTGGGTCAGATAACAGCTGTACAACCTCACCTGTTCCTATCATATTATTTATAACATAATCAGCAGCTATTGCAGTTAAAGCATAGGCATCTGGATTAGTTATATTTCTTTTTTCTAGAGTTTCAGTATCCAAACCCATTCTTTTTAAGTACTCTTTATTTAATGTCTTTGTTATTGGATATGATTTAAAATTTTCATTCAATATATCAAACACATGCTTAACTTCTTGCTGTATATCCTTATGTACCTCATCTAGCATAAGTTTTACAGTATCGTTATTAAATATTATACCATTAGAACTTAGTATTGAAGTAGCTGGGTCTGTACTATCTAAAAGTTTATTAAGTGAAGGAAATAAATAAAACCTGTCACCACCCTTAAGAAGTGCTATATCCATTCCTTTTCTACTGTCTTCTTTTCGTTTATTTATAACTCTAGTAATTCGTTTAGCTTCTCCTCTTATAAGATCTTCAAGAGCATTGTTTACTTCTATTCTTGTTATAGTATCACCTATAAGACCCTCCTCATACTTATATTTAATATCTTTTCCATTGGCATCTTTTAACTTAGTATTATTATCCTTGTCTGCAAATATACCTCTAGGGCCAGTTATTCCATCAGTTTTACCTACCCCTGTTATATTGATACGTGGCCACTTAAATATTATATTTCTACTCTTATCTGAAAACGTTAACGGCATTAGGTGCATGAATTTATCATTACCGTTATTGGCCATTAAAGATAATCTCATAACGAGTTTCTCTAGTGGGGATGCTTCTTTTCTTGTTATGTTAACATTATTAGAAGTAGATATTGCATCTAAAACCCCCATAACAATATCCCCCTCTTTTAAAGCACCTCTCTTTAATAGTTTAACAACTCTAGAAGTTGAAGTAAAGTCTCCATCTTCCATATCTTTCATAAATTTACTATCTTTAGTTGTTAACTTCTTTACTAACTGTGTGGCAAAACTAGGTAATCCGTATTTAGCTACTTGGTTATCTGAAGAGTTTAGAAAGGTCTGGTCTACGTGTTCTGCAGATTCTTCATAAAGTGTCTTTAATACTATTTTTACCATCCTATCCTCTAAAGGGTTAGAGTTGTTACCAACAAATGAAGAGGTTGTGTCAATATCTGTTATGTTTGATAGTGATGTTATAAAGTTAAACCCTCCCTCATTATCTGTAGATATAAATGTTATGGGATTCATACCTGACTTTAAGAATTTAGCAGCCTTATCACTTCCATTTTGTATATACTTTTGTGGGTTTCTAATAAGGTCTTCATATTGAGAGGAGGTAAGCTTAATACCGTATTGATCTAATATATCCATAATCTCAACAGCGTTATCAAGCATATGCTGTACACCAGCATTCCTATCAGCTTTACTAAAATCAATACCAAACTTCCTTAAAGCCTCAACAGCTAAAACACCAACTCTATTAGATAGCTCAATCATCTTACTTTCATCTAGAACAAAGTTGTTATTTGATATCTTTAATATCCCAGCCTTGCCTTCAGACTCTTCATGCTTTTCTATTTGATGCTCTCTAGCTAGGTTTAAGGAACTTCGGGTGGCGGAAGTGGAATCAGTATTTATAATCCTATACTGTCGTTCTACTGTATTTGGAGTTTCAAAATCTCCATCATTTAGTTCTCTAGAGTATTCTTTAACTGTAACCATGTTATGATTTTGTAGATTAGTAGCTACATAGAATAAGTTTCTAAACCTATTATACTCTGGTGTAGTTGGGTCTTTTAGCTTTGCAGCTATAGACATTAAGACTGGGTCTTGTGTCTTCTCTAACATTTCAACCCTCTGACTTATCGTACCGTATGAATCAGCTAGGGCATTAGTTATTTTACTAAATACTACCTTGTGGCTATAAGTATCAATGAACCCTAAAATGTTTGCTTTGAGTTGGGGAGTGTATTTCTTACCATCTTGAACATAAGTTACTTTAGGTATATTCATAAGATAGGTTTTAAATACAAACCCTACAGTATCTGATACTGGGATAGCCATTTTCTTAGCATCATCCCAAACAGCACCAAAGACCTCTTCACCAAACATATCTGAATCATCTTGTGTTTCAGCATTCTCTGTTACAGTCTCAGTTGTTAGTTTAGTATCATCTTCTAAGTTATTATCTTTAGTAGTTTCGTCCTTATCTTTATTTATCTTTTCTTCCTTATACCCTTCAGATATTAATCTACCTTTAAGTAGCTTTTGAAAAGACTTAAAAGCATCAGGCTCAAGTAGCTTATTAACGGAGGATAGAAAAAGCTCTCCCTTGGTGCGTTGTTCTTTTGTTATTGTTTTATTTGCCAGTCCTTCTTTATATTCTTGTTGTGCTGTCCTTAACATTTTTTCCATTTCAACAGCAAGTGATTTAGTACTAATAGCATCATTAAATAAGCTCTTTAGTACAATACTTTCTCCCCACCCCAAGATAGATTCTACTTCTAAAGTATTAAATCCTTCTATTAGCGTATCAGGGTCTTCTATATATTCATCAGCTTCTAATCCATAACCTTCTACTCTTTTAATGACTTCCTCATATACAGGCTCTCCATTTTCATCTACTCTTCCGTTATAGTTTTCAGGATTAAATTCCCAATCTCCATAGGTATCTTTATACTTATCTGTTCTTACAGCTATTGATACTTCTACAGCTCTTTTTATATTTTTTGTTTTATCTAGAACAGTCTTAAATAAATAAGATGCTTCACCATTAGATGCTTTTTCAAATGGAATCTCATCTTCTTTTAAGTTATACTTCTTAAAAAGACTTAAAGCAGTATCCGAAGATACTACTTTAGTCAATGAGTTAAATACTTTTGTTCCTTTAGGACACTTCATATGTTAACATTCTGTTTTATTCTTATTTGGTGTGTTATTGAATCCCTTAACATCTATAACAGTAGTTGCAGAAGAAAAGGATAAATTAAAAGCATTTGGAACAGTAGTACTCTTAGGAGTGTTATCTATATTAACCAACTCAAAAGATGTAACAGAGTTGTTAAAGTAAGATACTTCTACATGTCCACCAGCTCCATCAGAGTGTACATCCTCTGGAAGATTATCATTATCAAATTCTTTATCTGTTTTGTACATCTTTGACTTTATTGTCTTGCTTTCTAAATCTGTTTTTATATTCTTAAATAAAAAGTCTTTATAAGTTCCTGAAGCATATTGATACCTTATTCCAGAAGCAGTAGTAGTATGCCCTGTGGGTATCCTACTTTCTCCTCTCTTAGTCCCTAGTTTATTTAAACCTAGTAACTTATCACTAGTGTTTATAGGAACTTTTCCAAGAGCTTCTTTGAATGCTTGTTTTTCTTCTTCTGTTGAATCTTCAGTGAGACTCATACCAGTACCTACTTTAGCCTGATTAAACAAGTGAATACCAGTAACATTTCCGTCACCATCCTTATCCATGTATACTATTGAGGGTCTTCCTGATATATTGTCTGCAGCTATAATAGCATCTGATTTCTTTTTCTTATCTACAACTATTAAATTAGATATAGTGTTTATGTGATTTTTAGCATTATTACCTTTTAAAATCTCATCCATTCCAGCCATTACTGCATCTAATGCTTTACCATCATTTACTTCAGCTATACTATTTTTAATTATGAACCTTCTAACCTTCTCCCCATTTGGAGCTTTTAAGACTATGGCAGTCCTTCCCTTGAAGTCACTAAGGAATTGTGAGTCATCTCCAGTCTCATGTATCTCTCCATTTGAACCCATAATGCCTTTATCTGTGACTAAGGCTATGTCGAAAAACTTTGGTGTGGATTGTTCGTCTTTGAATACATCACTTAGTGGTTTCATTTCACCACTTTGACTAGTATTTAAATGGCCTGTACCTTTATCAACTACTTCTAACATTTTATTGATATATGTTCCATCCTCTTCTGTTTCAGTATTAGCTAGTATTGTTCTTAGCTCTCTAACTCTCCCTTGCTGTTCTGCTAAATTATTCTCTTTATTGTCACCAACTGTTAAATAATTAACTGCATCCAGTGTGGGTACATATCCAATGAGTTCTCTAACTTTCACTCCGTCAACATAGACTACCTTATATATAGCTATTGGCATATTATTAGATATCCAAGCTTCTCCCTCCGTTCCTTTCTCTTTAGCTTTTTTCCTTGAGTAATTCTCCCAAGAGTCCTCTATAGTTTTTCTTTGCAACTCTCCCTCTTTATTGCTCCAATCAAATAGTTTTCCTTTATATCCTACATCAGCAACAATCTCTAAAGTTTCTCCAACTTTTATTAAATGTTTACTTTCAGTTGGAACACCATCCTTGCTGACGTCTATTAATGTAAGGTTATTAACATCCCAAACATGACTAGCTCTAGCGATTGCCATACCATCCATTCTTAAAACTGCTGGTTTACTTAATTCACTTTTCTTTGGAGTAGTTACTTGATTAGCTAATTCTAAACTATCTCCTTCAAGTACTTCAGTATCCACATTAACTACTTCTAGCTCGTTACCTTTAGGCCTCAATTCATTTGCAGAAAAATCAACATCTGCTTTATTAGCTTCTGCTAAAGCATTAAAATAACTATTAACATGCTTAATTAGTCTATTTAGAGTTTCTAATTGGTTATCTTCGCTTTGTATTAAGCTATTAAATCCGGAAGCCTTTTCATATAATTCAACTATCTTATCAATAGCGTCTTTATGCCCCCTAACTAAATCTGATGAAGTAAATCCATTATCTTTTATAAATTTACCAATGCTATTAAACATATCTACTGAATCTAATATGTTAGAAGACTCTACAGTAGAAGACGAGTAAAGCTTTCCTCCATCAATATCTTTTAGAGTGGTTGATATACTATTATTAGTATCTGTCCTATTATCTATAAAATCAGTATAGGACATAGCATTAACACCATATTTGCCAAGCTTCTCTTTTAAAAGGGTAGTAATCATATTGAACGGTACATCATTACCAGCTTTAGAGTCTGATAAAGCTTTAACTAAAGTCATTTGATCCATTACTGAGAGTATGTCAGCTAGTATGCCCTTTTGATCTTCAACTGGCATGCCATCCTTAAAGTCTAGTTGCTCTGAATCCTTTATAGAACTAGCTAAGTGCACAAAGTACTTAAATAGGTCTGAGTTTCTATCAATAGAATTAGGTATTATTTTACCATCCTTAAACTCACTTATCCACAGTAGTAAGTTACCAACAGCTCCTTTAACCTGAACACTATTTCCATCAGCATCCTTTATAGTAGCTGTAAAGACACTCCCTCGAGTATCCATAGGATTAGCTCTAAATAAGTGTGTTATTATCTTATGTCTATTATTGTCTCCAGTAAGTTCTTGCAGTGCATCATCGTCAGATAAGTAAGTAGAACCGTCCCCATCATCTTGAAATCCATACAACTGTATTATATCATCCAATGCCATTACAAACTTATCGTTTTCAATTACTCCATCTTTTTCTAATTTAGTCTTTATATCAACATCAGTAAGACCTACTTCAAATATCTTTGAAATACTTGTCTGTGATGCGTCCTTGCTTGCTATAAACTTTTCTAACCTAAGCTTATTAAATGACTCAGTGCCTTTATGTTTACCATCCTTATTTAAGTCTAAAGGCTTTGGGGGTGTAGGGATAACCTTTTTATCAATATTATCTTTCTTTTCTATTACTTTCTTCTTATTCTTAGCATCCTTTTCCTCATTAGCTTTCTTTTGCTTTTCTACCTTACGTTTCTTTAAGTTAGCTAAATTCGTAAGTTCTGCTAATTGAGACCTAGCCATTTTTAATTTAGCATCTTTAAACTCTTTTCTCTCTAGTTCTGCCCTTTTCTTTAGAGATGCTTTTAGGGTTGAGGAGCCTTGATTAGAGGTAAAATACGCATACTGATTAAATGCATAATCTTCAGCTACTTGTAATTGCTTTTGATATATTTTATCAGATGCTTTTTGTATTACATTATTTTTACCATTACTTATATTTCTTAAACTTCTTATATTTTCTTTTAACTCTCTTAATATCTCTGGTGGAAATTTATTATCAAACTCTATCTTATCAACATCATCTTCAATTTCATCAATTAAAGACTGTTCTATATCAAGTCTCTTTCGTTTTAAAACTTCCTCCAAGTACTCTATTGATTTCTCTGTACCTACCTTTTCTAACTTACTATGTTCTTTTTTCTCATATCCTGCCAATACCTTCTTTTGGTTGTCTAACTCTTTCTTAACATTGTCAATTGTAGTGTGTACATTTTTCTCACGTTGGCTTCCAAACCATATTGCTTTATTTATCTTTTCTTTTAAGTTACTTGGTATCTTTTTATTACTCTCTCTATTGTTTTTAAGACTGCTGTGAAAACTCAAGAGTTTATCATCAATCACTTGATTATACTCTCTATTAACATCAACACCGTCAACTATCTTAGGTTCTTTCTTTTGTTTATATAACTCATCTATGTATTGTTGTTGAGTTTCTTCCGAAGCACTTAACAAAGTTTTTAAAGACTCAATAGCGTTATACATAACCCCCTTACTTTCTTTGGGTCTATTTTCCTTAGCCGCTTTATTAGAAAATTCAGAATCCATTCCTTCCAGCCCCTCTTTATATACTTCATCATATAATACTGAAGTAACATAATCGGTGGCTTCTTTAGTTAGGGGGTCACTATTAGTATCGTCATTCTCTATTTGCTTTTGCATCTTTTTATTTAGCTTGGCAAATCTTTTATTGTTTATCCATATATCAAGTATCTTCTCAGGATATTGGTATACTTCATCACTTGAACTATCAAATTTACTCTTTAATACTTCATACTGTTCTCTTGTAGCCTTAAGTTCACTTATAAACTCGTTATTGACTTCTTTAAAATCATCAAGATTTCCATCCGAATCCTTAGCTTGAGCATATCCTGCAGCCATTGCACTACTCTTCCCAGAATACTTAACAATGTTATCCTCTATTATTTTAGCTTGTTCCTCCATAGAGATAAGCATTTCACTTTGCTTCTCGCTCAATCCTCCGGCGGCTTCACCCTCCCCCTTTAACTTGTCAATGCTTTTAAGCACCTCATCAAGATCTTTTTTGTATTCTTCTCCAAGGTCGTTAGTGTTACTCATCTGATTAGCCTCCCCCAGTGTTTGCTCTATATTCTCACTAAAGCCTTGAGTGACGCTATTAAACTTTGTCATATCAAACAAGTCTTGTTTAACCTCATCTAAAGACCTACCATCTTTAGTCATTCCACCATTCTGAGCAGCTTCTGCCATGTCCTGGTAGCTTTTCTTTACAAAGTCTATATCTTTTATTATAGTGTTTCTATATTTTTCATAGTCTTCTTCAGCTTTTGTTCTAAGTCCCTTAGCTGTTCCAAATTTCCATTCCTTGACAGGCTTCTTTGTTACAGTGCCATCTGCATTTTTAACTTCTTGATATATTATCCCATTCTCATCATACTTGTTTGTTCTATTTGGAGTTCCTCTCTCCCTCCCGGCCTTAAGAGCACCTCCCATAAAGGCTCCCCAGAAGGCAGCTTCTAATCCTTCTTTAGAAGTAGAACCTTTAAACCAGGCGTCTAAGTATGTTAGGTTATCAATATCTGGAGAGTTACCTGTGAGTTTATTTACTTCCTTATCTACTTGTGCACTTCCAACCTCTGCAGCTCCCTCCAACATAGCTTCCTCAAAAGCTTCTGATAGCATTTCTTTAGGGTAGCTTCTAATACCTACCTCTTTATTTACTGCTTTCTTTAATTCTTTTCTTATTACATCATCAGATACTCCTGAAGCTTTTAACCTTTTAACATACTGCTCTGTTGTCTCTGTTGCTCCTTTAATTCCTTTATTCTTAAGCTTAAGTAGATTCTTTTGCTTTTTTAGTATGGATGAAGTTGTCATCCTTGTAGCAGTTAAAGGAACTAGGTTTGTAACCATTCCGAGGGCAGTTCCTAACATTACAGATGTATGGGCAGCCTGTGTAGCTATTTCTAATTTATCCTCCTCTGATATACCTTCAACACCTGCCATCTTCTCAATAGCTGCATCATATACTTGAGCCCCTGTTCTACCAGCCTCTGCAGAACTTAAAACTGCTGCATTGGCTACTTCTGATAACTTAGGTACAAACTTTATTGCATTATATCCTTTTATTGTTTTGCTTGATAATAGTGCGGCCTTATTAGCCATTTTAACTGATAGCTCTAGTCCTTTAGAAGTTCCAGCAGCTACCTTAGCAGCCCTGGATAGAGCCTTACCTGTAACAGATGCACCTCTAGCCATAGCACCTCCAACGCCTCCAGTAACAGCTTCAACAGCCATAAAAGCACCAACAGATGCTACTCCATCTGATATGTTATTAACCCAATAAGCATAGTCAGAAAAGTCAGACGTTCCAGGACTTTGTTGATATACATCTCTTTTAAGACCGTTAATCATCTCTCCAAAAGCAGTTATATCATTAGTGTAAGGATTATCCACAGTATATCCAAATATACCTTCCTTTACTATAGCTCCTAGTGTTCCAACATCTGTAACTATCTCTCCTACAAATCCAGGTAATGTATTAGTAATACCTCTCCATGTTTGCTCTGTCCAGTGCTGTTCTTGGGCTCTAAGACTGCCTAAATTATCTAAATCAGTATTCTTTACTAGGTCTAAATCTACATAGCTTTTAAACTCTTCTAAATTAACCTTTTCAGGGTCTATACTATTTATACTTATTCCACTAGAGGGTCTTAATTTAATTGTATCTTGTAGCTCTTCTATCTCAATCTCTCTAGCTGTTTTATTGTTTGGATTGCTTTTAGGTGCTTTCCTTATTCCTACTTTCTTATCAAATAGTGAATTAGTTTGTACTTTATCGTCTTCTTCCATTACTTTTTCAAGATATCAGCATACGAGTATAAAGCTACTGCAGCCATCATTTCAGTATCGTCTGTAAAAGATTTCTCTTGCCCATTCTCATCAAAGAATAAAGCTCTAATATCATTAGATTCTGGAGAATCATCTGTTGGGTATTCTATATCAGCTACATACTTTCTACTATAGCTACCTGGTAGTTTTCTAAATGTCATACTAGCTTGTCCGGCTGGAACTTCTATTACATCATTATCTTTACTAAAGTCACTTAAGAATGAATTAAGTTTAGTTGCATCAGTATCATATCCTGCATACGTTAGGGCTGCATTTGATCTTGTATTCATAGCCTTATCTTGGTCTGAACCTGACGTAAAAGATGTTTGATATTGACTTTTAGCTAATTGCTTACCTGAAGCTTTTGAATTATTAGTAGGTTTTTCTGTTATAATTACTCCTTCTTTAGTTGTATGTCTTAAATAACTTTTACCATATTGAAACTCTGTACTTGTTGATTCTATTGGGTCTTCTTTTGTATTATGAATATTTCCATTAATGTCTGTTACACTACCTGAGTTATTCTTGGATTCAATAACTGCATCTTCAGTGTTCTTATAGATAGCACTTCCAGAAGCATTCCCTATAATACTTCCAGGTACTGAAGCCATAACTTCATCTGTAAAGTATTTAGTTTTAACATCACTCCAGTCAAATAAACCTCGAGCTAGATGTTCATATTTATCCGCAGTTCCAGTAGTGACTACTTGAGTTACTTCCTTTGTAAGGGGGTCTACTTTACTATCGCTTCTTTTCTTTGTTTGTCCTGCAGCATCCCTTGCAAAGTCTGGGTCAGTTAAAATGTTATACTCTATTTGATCAACACTCAAGTCAGAATTAGTTGCATTCTTATAATCATTAGCCATATCTGAACTGCTTACTTTTAATGTTTCTTGAAACTTATTTCTAAGTAGTTTTGTTACTTTACCCATCTCAAGTTCTGTAGCTAATGCATTATTTTGAGCATCCAACTTTTCTTCATCTGTTGCATCTGCTTTATTAGTTATAGCTATTGAAGCATCCCTCCTAGCAGTCAAGTCTTTAAAGTGTGTTTTAAATTCATCTGCTGTCTTTGGTGTTACTTTACCATTTGAGAAGGCTGCCATACCTTTAGGATTGGTACCTCCACCACCACCACCGTAGTTTGGATTAGCTTTCATTGTCCTATCTCTCTCTGTCATTCTAGTTTTAAATGTAGAAGTTGCACCTGCCAGCATAGTACCAACTCTAGTATCCATCATACCAGCTAAATCTTTTTCACTGTTGATATTGAAAAATGCTTCTTGTTCTCTATTCCATATAGCATCAACTCTAGCTTCTGCTTCTTCTTTTGTTATTTGGCCACTCTTTACGTAGGGTGTTAATTGCGTTATAGCGTCTCCCCTTATTTCATTCTCCAGGGAAGCCATACTTTCAGGGTCTGCTATGAAGCTCTTCTTAACCCCATCTATTATCCTATCTCCTGTTCTTTGAACTACACCATTAGTATCGTGGTATACCCATTCACCTGTTGCAGGGTCTACATAAGATCTACCGACTTTTGAACCATCCTTTTCAACCATTCCAGCATATTTCATCATCCTCTCTTGTGGATTTACATAGGTACCTACAGTACTTGCATTGTAAGGGTTATATCTATCTCCATTTTTAAATGAACCTTTACCTTCATACTCTCTATCAAAACCATGTAATACGGCTGTAGCTGCATTCTTAGAATATCCCTTGGCGTCTAATGCTTTTATTACATTCTCTCTTTCAGCTTTGTTTTCACTAGTTTGTTTAAAGTCTCCACTCTTAAGTCTATCAACTCCAGTCTTTAATGCCATTATTTCTCTACTAACTGCTGATAGGTCTGTTTTCCAATCCTCTTTGTCTAGAGAAGCTAATTTAGTAGCTGTTTCAGATACTTTTTTATTTATAGCTTCTGTTTGACTTTTTACGTATTGGGCGTCTAGTGTATCAGAGCCGAATGTGCCCTCCTGTATGTACTCCCCTTGAAGGTCTGTAAGAGCTCCTAAAGACTGCTCTTGAGTTTTTAACTTATTGCCAGCGTCTGTGAGCTGTTTTTGCATGAACTCTAGTGGTAGAGGCACATACATTGAAGGAACCTTTGTGTCCCTACGTTGGTAATATCTTGCCATTTTTAATGTATTTATAAAGTGTTATTGTGTGTTTACTCAAAGGTACGAATAAAAAATGAAAAATCCAAATATCTAAAACTTACAAAAAGTGTGAAAAATGGACTTTTTAGAAGCCCTGACGAATTTAAAATCAAAATAGGAGTATTCATATGAGAACAAAAAAATGGGTTAAAAGTTGCATAAACAAACTTCTAACCCATCCATTATTAAATATTATTAAATACTATATGTTAACCTACTCTAATCACCTTTCCATTCTCATCAAACTTAAAACCATACTCTTCCATTTGTCGTGCTATATTAGCATCCCTCTCGGTGTATTGTTTATCTCTATTTAGGCTCATTAAATTTTCAGCCCTATTGCTTAATCCACCTTGAATCATGTTAGCAGCAACGTCTCTTTCCTTTTGATTAATATCTTCTTGATATCGCTGTTGATCTAAATTAGTCATCATTGCTTTCTCTCTTTGACCTGCGTTAAACATACTAAACTGATTACCTATTTGTGCATTCTGTGTTGCGTATCTATTTTCAACTCCCGATATAGATTTAGCTCTTGAGCTTGCTAATCCTAATCTATTTGCTATATAGTTACCTATACCACTAGACTGCCCAGCAACTGCTCTTTCAGCAGATGAATATCCCATGTTTACATCTTGTATTTCTCTTGTTGGGTCTAGATAAGAGGGGCTAGCTTGCATAGCATCTGCCCTATCGAATTCTTTTTCATCTTTAGTCAGTCCATGAATACCCCTAGCAATATCAAAATAATTACCCATGTTGGCCTGCCTCTTTAGCTTATTCCAAGGGTCGTTAAACTCTGTATACTGTTTTGAGTTTTTAACTCTATCTACAAGTCCATCAGTAGAACTTCTATCTCCAGGGTCTCCTACATTACTGTTATATTCTTTAGAAACACCATCTTCGACTACACTCCGCCAATCCGTTTCTGTTCCATTAACCTTTGTATTATTTGTAGGAAGTCTAAGAACACCTCTTGAAGTCTCCTCTGGAGTTATTACATTTTGATAGGGTGCATTATATCCAAAAGGCATTTGAGTTGCTATATCTCCTGAGCCTGTTCCAGCTCCCCACCCTGGATTAGTAACATCTCCACTTATAGATTGACTAGTTGGGTTAGCAGTATTAGACACTAAACTATCATAATAGTCATAATATCCTTCATCGTTAGCTACTTTATTGTGACTCTTACCCCAATTGTCTCTACCATTAACCATCTTAGTTATCTTAGCGTCGTCATATCCTTTGCTAGATAGATAAGCATAGAAATCTTCATAAGAGGTTCCTTCCGGTAAACCTCCCCCATCTCTCATTTTTCTCTTTTCTTTGTTGAATTTCTGTTTAGTCTCTTTATTAATTGTTTCAACTTTACCATTTATTCTCTTTACTTCTTGACCAAGCTTTAAATATTCCATTAACTTGTCTTTAAGTTTTGAATCGTAGGGGTCTTTACTCCTTAGTCCATATTCTTTTTCTATCTTCTTTGTTGCAGCTGCTATAGTCATACCTTTATAAGGAATTAAAGACTTATCCATGGATACTATCTCATCATCTACTAGGGTTGTATCACTATATACATATCTGTCTTTCATTGTTTCTCCACCCTCTACTTCAGCTACGCCTATATCAATACCTCCATTTTCATGACTAGCGCCTTCAAAAGAAGTTAACTCACCACCATCCCTAAAAGTAGGTTTAGTCATTTGAGCTCCTGCTACATTATTCATAGTTCTTGTATATGCTTCTTGCTTCTTGGCATTAAGCTCATCTTCTTTAGCTTTCTTCTCAGCGGCTATTCTGTCCTCATTAGACATTATTAGGGAGGCAGCTAAACCACCAACTACAGGAAAAGCACTAATAGCACTAACTCCTAATTTCATTCCAGTATCCATATTTTTATTTGCCATAATACTAGGTACCATACCAAAGCTTAAACCACCCATGGCACCCCCAGCCATTCCAGGGAGGGAACCTGCACCCCCACCTGCATTTTGGGGAGTGCCTGCGAACTGTTGCATGCTTTGTATATGTGTAGGGTCTAGGGCTGGCTTAGTTTCAAAAGGTCCCATATTATTTCTTTTTAATTAATTTACGTGTTGTTGATTTAGGTTTACTAACTCCTTTCATTTTTCCCTTACTCTTACATTTTTTTTTCATAATTCTGTTGAAGTTGAATAGAATGTTCTAGTGTTGTATATTCTAATTTCATCTACTGCTATAGAGTTATCATATATAAGTTTAACTACTAATTGCTTTCCTCTTATTCTTTCGGTAACTAATCTACCACCCTCGTCCAGCTGTCCTGTTTTTAATCTAGGCATTGCGAGATTAAAGCTATTAAGTGAATTTCTAGTATTAAATAAGTAATCTTTATATGGAAGTATTTTTACTCCTTCTGCCTCATATATAGTTCTATTTGATTCTGTAAATACTACATCATCTATATCATCTGTATATACCTTAACTGTATCAATTGTTGTATATTCAGTAGGAACTTCAGCATTCTTTACATATATAGGAATATGTTCTGTTCTAGCCCTATCGCCATAGCTTGTTATCTCACTTATTGTTTTATTACTGATGTTACTAGCTTCAAGGTATGAAAATTTATTGAAAGTATCAATACCGTATCTATATATTTTATTGTGTATTGACAGTGCGTCAAGTTGCTTATTTATAGGTAATTCATTTCCTACTTCATAGGACACTACAAATGGATAAACTACTCCAAAAAATTCCCCTTTGTTAGTATTAACTTTATCATATTCATAAAGTGACCTAGAATCACCACTAAGTACAAACTGCTTAAACCTTTTTATATAAATACTTGGGATAAAAGACATATAAGAAATTACAGCATTTATAGGCTCATTTATCTTAAGAGTATAAGAGTCTGGCTCTTCTATGTATTTAGACATGTTAATAGAGTCTCCACTTCCAAATGTATAACCACTTACATAAGTAAATGCTACACCACCTTCAAAAATTTCATAAAGTAGATATTCTCCACTTTGTCCCTCACCACTTAAAGTATATATATTACCAATATTCATTAACAGCTTTGAAGAATCTCCATAAATATAGGTATACCCTATAATACTACCAACATCAAAATATATATCATCATATAAATAACCATTTGCTTCATTTCTTATAGTAAGAAGCATGTTAGAAGTTATAGAGTCATACCCTCCTATTAATGTAGTATTTAGATCTATTGTTTTTTTAGCATGACTTGCTATTCCCATCAGGTCTGATATAGGCTCTAGACTACTACTATATCTATATATCTTTTTTTTATTTATATCCATAAAGTATATATAAGAATTACTTGTAAGAGCTTCATTTAATTTTTGAATCCCTACATTATCACTTATATAAGTAAAGCCATCGAGCACTGTACTTATTCCCATAAGAGCTGTAGTACCATCATCCTGCGGTATTTGTGTCCTAGTGTTTATTCTTGCTAGTGACATACCACTATCTTGAAAAACATACACATTCCCATTCTTCTCTATCATATGATTTACAGGGCCTAGCCTATTTTCAGCTGAGTTGAAGTTATTTACCCTAAAGCTTAAAAATGAATCTAATGTTTCGCCATTAACTTTAGTATCGCTGTATGCTACTTTAGTTGGAAATTTTTCTAGTTGGTTATTACTATAATCTTTTTCAACAGCATAGGAGCCAGTGTCTGTTTGACTATAAACACTATTATATTTATACAAAGGTGGATAATCTACTTCAGTACCATCATCTTTAAGATAGTTACCCTCCTCTCTAAACTCTCCAGGTATTGTGTTTAGTGTTGACTCCGTAGGGTTTTTACCTACAAAAAGATTAGTATTTACAGTACTTGCTACAGGGAAAGCTATCAATTCAGCATACTTTGCATTACTGGTTAGTGCTGAGTAGGGATTAATTACCCTTTGTAGTTCAAATAGATTTGGAAATACATCTCCAGTATAACCTGTTTCAGCTATGTAATTTAATTCAGGTATGTATATTTTTGCAGGTTTCCTTGGAGTACCTTGAAGTACGTATATAGAAGATAATCTACTTTGGTAACTTCCTCCCCCATAAGGATAAACATCTCTTTTTATTGCAAAGTATCCCAAGTGTGTTGAATCAAGTAACGCCATTGCATTGGTAAGTGAATCACACTTTATCCCTATTGCTGTAGCACCATCTCCTTGTACAGTAAACCCAGAGCTACTATCACTACTAGTCCATACAAAATCATGCACCTTATTTAAAAATAAGTCCCCATCTATAGATACTTGATTTCCAGGCTCTATTGTTTCACTATCTATTATATCCTTAATATTATCTGAATCATATTCTATAGGCTCAAAATGTGGATACTTTGCATAGGCTCCAAAAGAGGATGGATAGCTTAGGGCTAGTGCATTGAAAAAGTCTCCAGTTGGATTGAAGTATTCATTGGCCCCAATATTGGAAAGTTTTCCTATTAACTCTATTTTCAGTCCTGTAACTTTACTGTTCTTAAATACTGAAATCTCTGGACTGTAGAAGTATAGCCTGGTATCTATCTTATCACTTCCACTTAGGCCCTCCCCATTATATATAGTACCTCCAGCCGTAGGGTTTGATGGTACTTTTGTTGTTGTTGTTGACGTTAGATATGAATTGCCTGCATTTACTTGGTCATAAGTAGCAGCCCCGACAGCAACACCCTCATATAGTATTCTCCTATCTGTAAAATCTCTTTTAACTACTGCTAAACTAAAATAAGAATCATATAGTTCAGGGTAATCAGTTACATTTATATCAACTGCTAAAATAAGACCAAATGCTTTTATTTCATCTGTATCATTAGAAGCTGACATTTCATCATGTCGTGGTGTCCTAATATCACCAATCCACTTAGCAGAACTTCTCCTAAGATATTTATCATGCACAACTACAGCTACTCTATATATCTCATCAAATTGGCAGAATTGTGTAAGGAGGGTAGAATCTGTTCCATTAAGAAGTGATTCTGTATCTCCAACTGTTATACTTCTTAAAAGGAAAGAATAACTAACATTCTTACCTTCCCCTCCCAAAACTCCTGCTTGATTAAATTTATAACCACTGGCATAGTTTGTATTGAAAGGATTAACTAAATCATCTGTTAAATCAAAATCTATATTATCTTTCCAATTAACATCTGTACTATCTATATAAACATTCCCATCAGAATTAGTCAATACTGCTTGGCCACTACTATTAAATCTATAAGCTCTTGCATCAAAATCAATATCAAAATAATCTTCTTCAAGATTAGCTAAAAATAAAGTATTATCTTTAATAGCGTGTGTCTTTGGACTTATAAATGGTTTTAATAGATTCAACTCTCCTATATCTACGGTTGATAAGATACTATCATATTTAACATCCTGTAGTAGTGAAGTTCCACTCCCTTCATAAATTATACTAGCCTCCCCTGTACCATTTAATTCTGAAAACCAAACACGTAGTACTTGGCAATTTGTTGCCATTTTAGCTGAAGGTATAGATAATCCAACAGTAGTATTAATGTAACCAGTATCATTAGTACTATATTCTCCAAATACTTTATTTGTTGTTGAGTTATTGATAGTTGAACTAATAGGTGTTAGCCCTGTTAGTTGAACCCATTCAGTATAACCACCATTCTCATATCCTCTTATGTAGTAAATGTAAACACCTACCCTTAAATTACCACCTATATAAGATGCTGTTCTGAATGGTATATAGGTTTGAGAAGGCATTATATCTAAATCTTCTGAAGTTAAAGAATTTATCCTTGTGTAAGACCCTTGAAGTAGGGGGTCTTCACTAACCTCATTAGTAAAATCAGGAGCTATATTCAGATGCTTAAGTTTAGTATTACCCCCCTCACCTTTTGAGTAAAAGTAAAGTTTTACTAAGTCATCCTTCTCTCTATTAACAAATGCATCTACTATGCCGTTACTTAAAATGCCAGCATATTTATCATCAATTAATACTATTCTAGTGTAACTAATATCTCCATACTTCAATAAATCTATTTTAATGTTTCCGGTATTATTAGTATCTTTATAAATTAAAATTATATCATCTTTATCGTTTATCCCTTTACTTATAACCCAATTATTGTTGTAAGGGCTTGAAGCATCAGCAGTTGAAGTTACATCAGTAGGCCATACTACTGACATTAATGTATTACCATTTGAATTAACTGCTACTCCTTTACTGTTATTCTCATCTTTATAAATATCTCCATTTAACATATACCTGTACTTACCTTGTTGTAAGTGTAGGGATGGAGAATCTTTATCTATTCCGCTTGTAAATATATTAAACTGTTCCATAGAGGAAAGTATGTCGCGCGACAACTGCTTAATCTACAACTCTAACTGCTCCAGAGTTGCTATAAAGCGGCTGCAACCTAGATAATGGCATTATTGAACTAAGTCCAAACCACTCATTCATGGCATCAAAGTCTGGCATCAGTGTAGCTGTAGTAGCCGTATTAACATAATATAACCAATCTCTTTCAAACTCCCTATAAACTCTCTCATCCACCTTATTATTAATCCAAAGCTTTTTTGATATGTTATACATAACAAAGGAATAAAGAGCTTGTATTACCTCCTCACTATTTAAAATTAGAGGGTTTCCCATTTCATCTCTAGGGAATTCTATAACTTCAACATCGAGAGTCCCCTCCTCAAAGTTGGTATGTATGTTCATGCCGTTAATCATGTAGGCTGGTGTATTTAAATACCGAACATCCATAAATGATTCTACTTTAGACATTGGAAGTCCGTTATATGTTATACTTCTTAAAAAATTAACGCTTTCAGGAAATGTTCCCATCTTACCTTCTACTTTAACTTCTATGATTCTTTTAACATTAAATCTAGGACTACCTATTTTTCTTAAGGCTCTATATACATATTGTTTTACTTTAGGAACTTGTGCCTCCCTAGTGAAAGTACTGTTAGGCATATCTGAGTGCAATCTACTCATGAACTTTTCAAAACTAATAAAATTTACGCTACTCATGTAATTTGTGTATTAACTTATAATGGTGTGGGTATATGTATAAACTATACAGTCTGTTATTCTTAAACCTCCCTTTAAAAAATCTTATTGCATATAAGTTAAATAATAGGAAATTATAACTACCACTAGTCTTGTCATATTTTTTTATACTCTTATCTTCTTTTTTTGGATAAGTTGTCCTAAATACCTTACCCCTATTGTCAAGTACAACACTAGGACTTCTTTCTATTATCCTCAGTATCCCTAAGTTACTTGGCAACTTTGCTATGTAGAATTCTGTTGCTACTTTATTAAAGACCTCCTCATAAAAATCATTAACTACCTCAGTGAAGACTTCTTTAGAGATATTGGAAAGTTTTCCTTTATTCCTAGCTGCTTCATATATATCTGAGGTAGTTACTGTTTTTGCCTTTGTTATTTTATTTCTAAGGCTATTTATTCTCCCTTCCGTCATTTTCTAATGTAGGTCTAATACTCATCGGAACATTTAGTTTTTTAACTACTTCACCTAAAATGTATTCCCACAGTGCATAGTTAATTGGATAATCATCCCTCTCAACATCATAATAACTCTTACCGTTTATATCTTTGTAGTAAGATACTAGTATTGGATTCTCACATATTAAATCTACTCTTATGTGAGTAAAGAGGGATGCTTTAAAGTTTGCTTCTGGAACTTTTATATAAATATATCCATTATCATAATAGGCATATATATCATTTTCTGTATAGTCTTCAAAATTAACCCATTCTGCAGAAGCCTTATCTACCACAGTAACGCTATACCCCCCAAACTCTTCTATACTGATTTTCTCTAGTGCTAATCTTTCTTTGAAGTTTATTGGTTTTGGTATCTTTACTTTAGTCTTTAGTAGCTTTATTTTTCTATTACTTAAAGTAGTGCCCACTACAGGCACCACTTCTAAATAACCAATTGTTTGTACTACATTATCTTCTATTGTCTTATTAGCATTTACTTCATTCTTTATAAATAAAGCCCTTTGAGAATTAATGATAGAAGTATAAAATCTATCATCCATTCTAGTTTCATCTTTATCTAATCTTAAAAGAAGTTTAACTTCATCTATATATTGTCTTATTACCATTATCTGTCAAGTTTATCAACTACCCATTCTATCTTCTGGTTAAAGTTTTCTGTTGTTGTATTTCTATCTTTTATACTAACTGTTAGTAGCTTAACAGCTTCTGCTACATTTTCATTACTCTCTGATATACTATTAAAGGCCATAGAGTTTTCTTTAACAATCTCAAGTAGTTTTGTTTCAGAGCATTCCAAGTGTTCTATGAATTTACTAACTGTGCCTTCTCTAAGTTCTACAGCTGCATCTCTGTCTGCTCTTAGTGTTGCTATTTCTTCCTTATACTTCTCTAGCATTTTCCTATGGGTAGCAGATACCTCAGCCATTTGCTTATTCGATAGCTTCGCTAAATACCTTACAGTATATATTAAAGCTATTAAGAACAAGCCGAGGGAGCCTTTGTCCAATAGAAATGCACTAATACTTACGACATCTGGTGCCCCTGTATTAAGTATTACAAGTAGAAAGGGTAGCATATACATCACTTGGTTGTGTTGATTCTACATCGGTGAAAGTATTTGGAAATAATACATTATAGCATCTAGCAGTATCTTCAGAACATATCCTTTTGAGGGGACTATTTAACTTAATATCTGTTATATCTTTTAAAGGTTGTTTAAGAAGTAAATTAACAAAGTCATATTCACTACGTTGATTATGGCAATAGCCGTTAAAAACTTCCAACCTTTCAGATTTCTTAGTCTCTTCATAAATTCCGTATATTCGATTTTCGTACTCTTTTAGATATGTTATTAGATCTATTTTAATATTTCCATCTTTTTCCATTTCCCTGACCATCATATTCCCGTCAGGAGATTTATACACTATTGCAGTATGAGTTACCTTTCCTTGAAACTTTTCAATTAAGAGACTTAACCAAGCTCTAAATGAAAAGAATTTAAATGGCCTGCGTGTTATAAATATAACACTTCCTTCTTTTAAGTTTTTATTCATATTCTTCTATTTGTTGTAATATAAAATCCGTTAACTTTAATTGAAGCTCCGTCTTCACTACTGAATACTATTTCAGCAGGATTATCCCTTGTCCCCACATTACCTATATAGAAACCAGACATTCCTACTAATTGATACTCTCCAGCAGCTTTAAATTGCCACGTGCCTATATGTAAACTGTATTGATTACCTCCTATATCACATACTAAATCTAAATCAGCTTCTTGATTAATAGCAGTAGTGGTAACCAATAAATCAGTTCTTATTATTAATTGATCTCCTAAAGAAAAGCCACTAAAGTCAAACTGGCTTGTTTGTGAATTAAATATACTATCTATATCTAAGGGCTTATATTCTTCTGTAGAATAAGGCCCATTCTTATCGCAAGGTATAGTTAAATTTCCAGAAATATATGATAAGGGAGTTGTTTGAGTTGTTAAGTCATTCAAATCCCAAAATCCATTAATTGGTAATCTAACTACCTTAGTAAAATTAGTTCCCATTATACATGTTTTGAATATTCTGTTTCAGAACCTCTTGAATCGTATTCTATATGAGCATCTACAAATACAGCCTCAACATTCCCACTATTGCTATCTGTTCTTGCTAATCTAAATTCTATTGTTGAAGATATACTGTGACCACTTAAATCTACATTGACTAATCTTGTTATTTGGTTAATAGACCCAGTTCCTGGATATGTAAATACATTATTAACTGAAGTAGAAGATGTAGCAGTTGTCCATTCTGTAGCAACTACCTGAGAATTATCTTGTATTCTATATTGGACAGTGAATATCTTTTCAGCAGCGTCAGCCTGTTTCCAATGTATGTGGAGTCTCATTTCTGAATCAGGTTTAGCTCCATGGGGCTTTTGAAAATTAAATATAAGTCTGTCATTAGAATCAGATATATCTCCTCCGGGCTGCATAGTTATTGAATTATCTTCATAATTATAATCAACTGTTCCAGATGTACTTGTCAATCTTCTACCTGTTAAACTTCCTGTTAAATCATCCCATATAGTAGCATCTCCTCGATGCCTCATATCACCAGTCTCACTGAACTCAGTATAATTACCTCCACTTACATCACCTATCTTTAGTTCAGGAGGATTAACTATAGATGTTCTAATAAATCCTGTTCCCATAATTAAACTATTTTAAGTATTTCTATACTACCTGTTGTAATCACATAAGCTAAAGCTCCTAAAGTATTATTTAAACTTGCCGTGAATAAGTAAGCTGCACTTGCTTGAGCTGTATCTCCTAATATACTACCTGTAAAATCAGAACTTGTTATAAATGTTACAGATTTTGCTCCAGAAGCTACTGTTCCATCCGCAATAACAGTAGTCTTACTAGGAGTTTCAGTAGTTGTAGCTATTGATACTGGTTGTGTATCAGTTAAATTTGCCTTTAATGCAATTTCAACTAATAAGCTATCTAGCACTGTTTTAACTAAAGCTAATGTAGTTTCTGTCGAAGCGCCTGAAGCTAAAGGTAAAGTTGCTATACTGACCGGTTGGGTTTCTGATAAATCAGCTTTTGATTGCAACTCTGTAAGGAGATTAACTAAAGAAGTAGTTATATCCCCAGTATCTATATTTATACTACCATCAGCATTTATAGATAATAAATTAGTTCCATCTCCTATTCTAGTGCTATCAAAATTAACACCTAGATGACTTAACTGCACTGCTAAGTCTCCAGCTGTTATATTAATATCCCCAGTCACTCCAGTCAACTTAACTGGGAGGGGAGCATTATTACTTGGAGTAGCTATATCTTCAGTTACTGTAACTTCAGTTCCATTTAAACTAAATCTAGCTAATGAATACTGGTCTTCAGTCGCATCTGCCTTGGCCTGTAAATCTGATAGTATTGAAGATAAGTTAGCTAGTATCGATGCTGAGTTAGCTTCTACTACGCTCCCGGTATTAGATAATGCGGGGGAGTTTAATAGAAAGCTGCCCAGCCTTAAAAATAGTATTTCTGCCTGTGTTAACGCCATAATTAAATTATTTAATATTCTGTGTTTATGTTTCGTTTATTATGCTTGGAATGTTAATATCTGAATACTCTGTAGATATTAGTTTAATTACAGTCGATTCAGGAAAAACAACTTCCTCATTCTCATTAAAATTCTCAACTGTAGATATTAAAACTATTCCAGTCTCTTCTGGAAATCTTCCAATCTCTTCTCCCTGCTCTTGAGTAGATATAGTAATAACATCAGTAAGTGTATCATCTGCATATACTTTCATATTTACATCAGATGTTGTATAAGTATCATTTGCAACTTGACCTACAAATGAACTACCTTGATAGTAGTCGTCACCTTGATAAGTGATATAACCTACACCATCTACTGTGTTACTTACAGTATACCTTGTCCCTATTTGTATATTTCCACTAATTACTTCTATCATTATGATTTAGCATTATCTACCTGTATTGTTATTTTTCTTTGCTCCCATCGTAACGGGACTCTCGTTGCTGTTGCATAGCTAAATCCTGTATCTGCATCTCCGAGTAAACCATCTGCTGACATCATTGGCGGCATTGCTGTTGTTCCGTCATAAGCCTTTATGTAAAATTTCAAATAGTTTAACCCTGATAACGTTGGGTCTGTTTTACTAAATTTACATTCAATTGTAGGTCTTTTGCTTGGATATAATTCTCTCAACACACCTGCTCCACTTGACGTTATTACATAAGAAGCGCTATCCGCATAGAAGTTCTCGCCTACTGCTAAAACAATTACACCTGTTCCGTCATCTACGCTAAGCGTTTCACTTTCACATACGTAAGTTGAACCATTTGTCAGCGTATCTGTGTCTCCTAATGTTGTGTTTGCCGTATCTTTATCAGCATTAGTGTATTCACCATTCCGCATAGCTTCAATAACACCATTACCCCATTCTTCGACTAATACAATTTTACTGTTATCTCGAATATTTGATTCTACAACCCCAATAGATGACGTGGATATTAGATTACCGCTTGCGTCTATGTTTGTTAGTGTGAAGTCTGTCGGAAATGACCACGCTCTACCAACAGGCACAGCTCCGATATGCTTTCCTGTTACATAGTTAGCTGTTGCCGAAGGACTCAGGGGGTCTAATGCAAAACCTGCTTTTGTTCCACTTGTTTGGTCTACGAAGCAAGGTGTTGTTGATGCGTCATACACATCACAATTTGGAAAGTAATCTGTATAAACTCCACCATATAGCAATGCGGCACGCTCACGCAATGCTCTCATATCGTTCTGTGTAGATAAATCAGGGGTAGTCTCGTTGTAAGGGATAGAACCATCATAAGTAACATAACCGTAAGCATCTGAGGCAATATCTATTAAACAGCTATAAAAATGATTGTATTTTAATTTCGTTGAAAACGCCGTGGTTAAACTCAAATTGCAACTATTGTATATGTTGTTTATGTAATCATTTACCTGATTAACATCATAAACCCTCAAGAAAATATCCGATAAGTAAAAAGTATTGTTTTTTACTATTGGTGTTCCATAAGAGCCATTATGAAAGGTTAACTCTGCGCAATTTAAAAATGTGTTGTTTTCAAAATTAGTTCCTATGCCTAAAGTTGAAAGGTTTGAAGTAGCAAGTAAACTGATGCTTTCTAAAAAACAATATTTAAAATAATTATTCCCCCCCCTTAATGAAGATATGTCATTATACCCGACTATGTACAGATTTATAAAATTGTATATTGATAAATTGAGACTTGAACTTGTTGTTAGTGTATTAAATAACGTCCCGTCCAATACTACATTTCCAATGCCAATGAAATCTTTTGTTGCTGCTAGGGATGTTAAAATCTCAAGATATTTTCCATCTTGTATGTAGAGTGTATTATCAATCGCCAAAGCACTGTTAATTGATTGAAGGGGTGCATCTGATGCTCCATTTCCAAGGGTGTCGTTGCCGAATTTTGAACTTACATATTTTGCCATAATTATATTTATTTATCTTCTATTATTATTTGTGGATAAGTAGTTAATAATACATCACCGCCATCCATTTCGTTAAAATATACAATCTGTTCCGTGTCAGTGCTTTCAGTGAAATTACCTTGCTCTAATACCTTAGCTGTGAAATACTTTAATAAGTCTGTGCTTAACAAGTTACTCGGCACAACCATTCGCATTATACAATTATCATCTTTCCAACTTATTATATATTTTAAATCTTCTACTTTATAAACGATATCGTTATTTATCTCACAATAAATATCTCCATTTAGATTAGTTTTATAAGAAAGCATATCCTTATAAAATCTTTCAGCATAAAATCTTATATTAACGCCATCTTGCTCAACTATTACTTCTTGTCTATCTCCTTTGTATGCTGATTTTGTAAGCAAATCATTCATAGAAAACTTATTAAGTATTTCTATAACTATTTGTCTTTGTGCTTCTGTTAAATTATAATAGCTCATATTTTAAATTTTTGTTCCTTTAATTAACAGTACTCCATCAGTTGATGGGTCTATAAATGACACTACTTGTATTCTAAATATTTCATTTGCCCCAATAGTTGTTCCAGGAATAAAAGCTCCGTAAGCCCCACCATTAAGACTTATTAAAATAGAAGTTATATTCTCTAATACAACACTGTCTAATGTTACAGCGACGTCTTTGGCTATGGCTATTGGTAAGTAGGTAGTTGGAAAATGAACTGTCCAATTTAATGAAGATATATCAAATTGAGTATTAACCCACTTACCTCCAATATACTGCATAATATCATTTTCTGTAGGAGTGGTTAATGTAACATCGCTTAATGAATCTAAATCGTAAGTAGGCTTGTCAGAGATATTGCTCCAATTTACTATAGATTCCCCACCTGTTTGCAACTCAACCTTAGTGTAATAAGCACTTAAATCGATATCAACATTAACATCTCCCCACTCATACCTATTAAATACACCTTTTTTTAAAAACTGACCTTCGTTACCACCAGCAGGTATATGAGAAACTCCTTCATCTTTTGCATGAAGTAGTACTCCATCTTTTAACACTATTGGATAAACAGCTTTAACTACTCCAGTATCACCTTTATCCCCTTTATCACCTTTAACTCTAGAAGGAGTACTCCAAGTTCCTAATCTCCTTAACTTAAATCTACTCCAAACATGGTAAGGTATCCACTTTCCATCCTCATAAGTTACAGGTCTATACTCATTACTCCAGTTAAATACAGGCTCAGTTCCTTTTGGATATTCACCACTATCCCAATCCCACTCAATATCGGGGCTATACTGAAATATATAACCTATTGGAGATTCTATTGTATAGGGGCTGTTATCAATTTTTCCCATCCATTTTTAGTTTTAATTCTTACATTAATTCCATCTGTGTATATAGTACCGACTTCTGCATTTTTTTCTATTGCCTTATTTCTTAACATATTTATATTCTTAGTACTATCTAAATCTATTTTATTTTTATCTTTTTTCGTATTATTCATCTCCATCTTTAACTTACTTAAAGTACCTTTTAACTCTTTTACCTCTAAATCAATACTCATAATACTACTTAGCATTTTACCAAAAGTTACTTTAAACTTCTCCCCTTCAGAAGTAATACCTAGAAGATGAGATACATCTTCTAGGGTTGCTTCTTTATATAAATGCACTTTAGGACTTGATTCCTTATTCATCTTACTGAGGAGTTGCTAGTATTAAATCGAAGTTATCGTCTAATTCTAGTTTTTTAATTGTTCCATTCTTTGTAATGAACAAGCCACCAGAAGTACCACTTTTAAGTGTGATGTTTCCAAACATTACATCATATTCAGGTCTTGCGTCTAGTTCATCTTCTAACCCAGTTATATCTGATATTGGATGCGTATGATTAATTGCTGCGTAGTCTAAGTCAATGAGTGCTGCTTGTAGAGCTGCTATATCAACTTCTGCTTCTATCTTAACTACGTTATTTGTATTTGTAACATTTATATTTACATAGTTATTTAAAGTATCTCCTACAAAAACAACTTCACCTACTAATTTATTATTTCCTATCTGAATCTTATTAACTATTTGATCTGTTAACCAATCTAAGTTATTAGGGTCCATAGCTAATCCTTCATTTGCTACAATTATAAGGCCTCCATTAGCCTTAACCATTACTGAGATAGCATCATTCACTAAATCCATAAGCAAAGCACCACTCGTACTATTTGCAACATTACTAGCTAAATGCCACCCCTCTACTTTATGGTTTCCAATTAATACACCGTTTGGGTCAAACTCTAAAGCTATATGGTCAGTTGACAACTTAAGTTCTAAACCATCGTTATGATTTAATCCAATAGCTTTATCCCCATTAGCTACTGAAGTATTTAAGTGTATTGAGTTGACGCCATCATCTCCTGTTATAAATTCTTTTATAGTAACTTCATCCTCTTCTGATATATCTAAAGAAGTATAATCAACCTTTACATTAACACCATCAGAATTAACCTCTACCCCTTTACCTGGTTTAACATATAAATCATCGTACCCATCAGTATTTGAAGTAATTACTGTTAATCCAGGATATTCAGGATTATCTATTGTTGGAGTAGTATTTAATAAGTCTTCAACATTAACTTTAATTAAATTTCTATCCTCTCCGTCAGTAGGTGTTCCAGGGTCTATTGCTAAACCGTCAGATACGAGTGCATCAGAATCTACCTCTAAATTAACATACCCATCAGAATTAGATACGTAAGAAGATAAACCAAATCCCATAATAGCCTCTGCATTGACTTTTATAGGGGAAGTTTTTATACCATCTACATTAGCAGTACCTTCATCTAAACCATCTCCAAATGTACCATCTTCTAGGTGGGATGCGTTTATAGAATTTAACTTAACTCTTAATTTAAATTCTGAGTCCATATAGATAGTTCCTACTGAATCGACTTCAGTATGCACATAATCTTCCATGTATAATCCAGATTGGAAGTTTGTATAGTATGTACTATTAGGGCTAAGTAAATAATCAGGGATAGCCACATTAAATAGCAATTCCCAACTCTCCCCAGAGCAGTAGTATACTTTTCCTCTAGTGTTTAAATTATCTGTTTTTCTGTAGTCTATTTGATTAGTTCCAATAGCATCTTCTGCAATAAAACGAGTCTCATTACCAACATCATTAGCACCTATAGCTATCCACACATCACCTGCATTACTTCTAAAATTTCCTATGTCTGATAGTTCTATAACTTTCTTACCATCCCCCAAACTAAGCATTAGCTTAATGTTGTTTGCAGTTGATGGCTGTGTTATTGTAGGAGAACATGATGTGCAGTTCTGTACTGTGGGCTGTATTGAATCACAGCAGTCAGGTCTATCTAACCACCACGTAGCTAAATTAATATTCCAACCCGTTCCTGTATCTCCTTTATCTCCTTTAGCTCCTTTTACATTATCCATATCAAATAACTCAACATAGGCCTCATCAACTTCGTCCATATACTTTATATACATTATGTTATTCTCTACTTTAAACATTGGAGTTTTGCCGTCTTTGGCTACTATATACTCAGGGTGTTGGAAAAAGTCATCCCCAGCATGCCTAACTCTACGATATTGATGAGGCTCTATTTTATTACTTAGATTTCGTGAATCCGGATGCTCATATGGGATAAATGTATCTTCCCAAAATGTACCATCTGCTGAATATTGAATCTCTTCTATATAGATATACTTTCCATTCTCAAATAAAAAGACGCCCCTATTAAACTGGTCTTTAGAGACATTTATTATTTTTGCCATATTGCTAAAATTCGATTAAACTTATCAAGTGTGTTGTTAATACTTACTTCATCAGTATTTATACTAACATCTACAAGCATTTTATTATACAATGCAACTACATATAGAAGTTGCTTTGCTTCATTCTCTAATTCTTTATTTAAATATACATTATTTAAAATAGTATCATAGTCTAAATCTTTAGTCAGTTCTACAATACTTGCATCTATTGCAGTTGTAACAACTAATGTTTCTTCAACAGTCTCTACATTATTTATTAAGAATTTTAAATGATATACGCCATCCGGAATATCCATACCTGGAAAAAGTCCCAAGGTACCTGACGTTATTCTAATCATCTCCCTCTCTTGTCTTACCGTATTCATATACTCTAATACGTCTAATTCGACTGTGAAAGGAATTTTAGAACTCATGACATACAGTACAATACTATTAATAGTATCGTACTTTAGCGGGTATGTCTTAGTAGTTACATCTACTATTAATAAATTTTTATTATCCGCTAGTATCGCTTTTATTTCCATATAGATACAAAAAAGGGGAGAACAAAGCCTCCCCATTTTTAAATTTATACATCTATTGCGGCACCAAAGTTAGCACCTGCTGTTATCTCATTACCACCATTAGGTATAGTATTTGCAGTAGCATTGATTACACCAATATCTACCATCAAAGCATTAAGGACAGTTAAAACACCATCTCCTGCAGCTCCTCCAATTCCTGTTCCATTTAAAATGTTGGTTCCAAGTGTTGCAGTTGCTGGAGTTAACAAGGCTTCATAAGTTCCACGTTGTAAATAAATTACCGTAGAAGAAGGCTGTCCGTTTGTCTCGACAGTGTTAATCCTTTCCGATGTTTCGGTTTGAAACATTACAGAACTGTAACCTGTACCTGCATCTGTAACAACCGATGGGTTTTGAAATTCTACAGTTTGTAGAGCATTCCTACCGAAGTAGCTTTGATGTGCAATCTCTCCATTAGCTACAAGTTCGTGGCGTCCACTTCCAAAATCACCATAATCTTCTACTAAGGTAGTGTTGTAAAAGTTACCTGCCATAACATCTATTGTTGCTTTCATATAAGCTTCATATCCATTTTTTTGTCCGTATATTCCCGGTTCTATTTTAATACCATAATTATCTCCAGAAGTAGAAGATGTATCGGCGATATATGCAATAGATACAGAAGCTTGTGTGGTTCCATTATACTCTTTGTCCAATGTAACTACTGAATTAACAGAGTCAATTGCTGTGACAGTATATACTCCAGCAGCTTCAGTTCCATAGATACCTACATAGCCAGGAATTTTATAAGCTCCACCGAGTACAGGAGTTCCACCACCATAAGATACAGCTTTACTTCCTCTAGTTACAGCGGCAGTAGTTAAACCTGCAGCACCCGTAGCATCAGTAACAACCGTTGCTTTTGGAGTAGCTTCATTAAACTGTGTAAAGTTTAAAGATAATAGTTTAACTAATGAATTGGCAATGTTAAACTGTGAGTCTCCAGAGGCTGCAGATGTATAGTTAACCTTAGTTATATAAGGATTAGCATTACCTACAGAAATGTTTGATTCAAACTCAAGTCCAACCATATAGTTGTTTACACCAACAACATCAATAAATCCATTTGTTCCATCACTACCAATAACATAGGAGAATGGCTTAGCTTGTAAGAATTTACTAGACTTGAAAGACTTAACATCTTTTTTCTTATACATTGGAGAATATATTGGCGATTGACCATTAGACCCTTGTACAATTTGGAATGCTTTAGCAGCTTTTGCCTTAGCTTCAGTGTTTATAATTTTACCACCTTGGTCTAAGACTAGAATCTCTCCAGGAGCTAATAACTCGTTTAAGTTAGAATCTAAGAGGCCAACTGTACGTGTACAATTCTTGGCTACAAATACTCTTTTAAAATTTGATCCGTTTGTCATTATTATTTACTTTTAGTTCCCTCTACTTGAGGAGTTTTAGTGTCAATGTCTGATTTTGTATTAGTTTCAGTAACTTCTATTGTCTTTAACATATCAGTTAGCTTACTAACTAACTTTTCTAGGTTCATAATCTTGTCGGTTAATTTACCGATTTCTCTTAATATTTCGTTATTCATCTTCACGCTTTTCTTTATCCGCAATCTGATATTTTTGTAATTCAGGTATGCTTGCTTGTATTACTAGTGATACAGCTATATCTACTATCTCATCATGTACCGCTGGGTGTAGTTCACAGTCAACTTTACCGGCTGGATATATTGTATCTACAACAATCCTTCTAGGTCGTTTTACATATGACATTCTATAAGACTCTACTATAAAATCTTTACCTGGTATTAAATGGTTTATACGACTTGTGCTCAAAGATGTAGTAGCTGTATCTCCAGCAATGACTCCACCTTTAGGAGCTAAGGATGTAAATCCATTAATAGCACTAGCAGGTGTAAAATTACCTGTTTCTATTCTCCATACAGTATGCTTACCTGGATTTTCATATATATTGTTAATATCAGACATATACTTCTCTAAAGGAATTCTTTTAACAGGAACGTTAGTTCTTATCTCCATCCCTCTAGATATAGTAGCATGCTCTGATAGAATATATAAAGCTTCATTTGGGTAGTTGCACATTACGCCATATCTACTTATAGAAGCATCATACTCATATGTTTCTCCTAGTTCAACAGTGTATCCTTCTTCAAGCTCTTGATAATCTAAATCTGGAGTTCTAAAAGCTCCATTATTTTCATTACCCTCTATGAAATCACCATTCGCTTTTTCAAATAGGTATGTAGAAGATATAATAGAGCTTAAATCTAAATCTCTTTTAGTGTCTATACCAACACCCTTTTGTTTTGTATTTGCATCAGCGATTGTCCTTCTCGTTACAAACTCATCCTGCGCATGATTAAGCACAACTGACTTTTCTCTATCATCTAAGTTAAGTAATGAGTAGTTAGAACTTTTAAGTTTCCTTACAAGTTCTTGACCCATAGTATTTCCGTCCATTATTTAATTCTTTCTTTTAGCAATTGTAATTCTTTTTGGTCTTCCAAAGATTCTAGCTTCTTGATGTACTTAACAACGTCTTGAATACTTCTACCAATTACTGTACCATTTGCATAGTTAGCTCTAATCTCACCACTTTGTTTAACAAATGCACCCTTATGTAGTCCTCTATAGTAAATGACTTTGTATTTATAATCTACATCTTTCATAATGTCCAAGAACATTTCTGAGTGGTCTTCTGTATAAGAATAAAGTTGTAGTTTTGCAGCTTCTAAGTTACCCTCTAGTGGTAAGTTAGCTCCTCTACCCATATAAGCAACTAAGAAGAAGTTGTATATTTTAGAAAAACTTACAGACACCTCACTAAATAATGAGAGTACATTAAGTTTTATTTCCATCTTACTGTTAAGAGATTGATTAACCTCTGAACTTTTTTCTAAGTAGAATAAAAATTCTCCACCCTTAGACTCTTCATAAGAAGGAGCAATATCTCTAGAGTTTGCTAATAAAATCTTATAGTGTACGTACTCTAGGGGGTTATTTAAGTTAAGCTCTAAAGACTCAGGATAGGGAATACTTACTACAAATCTCCTATCTGTTTTCCATACATTACCATTAAGCAGTGTATGACTAAGCCATCCAGGGCCTCTACTAGAATCTAAAACCTTTTCTAAATAAACTTGCTCTTCATCTGTTAGCACTTTAACAACTCCGCTATAATTGAAAGGAGCGGGATATGAAGTGGAAGTACCCTCCCACCTCAGATGTCCGTCCTTACCTTCTGGAATCCATGTTGATTTGTAACTATCTGTTACTTTAACTTTTACTGTTTCTTCCGGTAATGTAAACATAATTTAAAATTCTAATATAAAATGTTGGGTCTGTAAATCATAGTATTTTTAGGGTTATTAATAGTAACCATAAATTGTGACATGCGTCGCTCTGACCATGCATCTTTAAGTGAAGCTACACTTCGTTTTACTCCTTCACCTGTTGGTGAGAAAGGACTACGTAAACCCTCTTTAATGACCATAATGTCAGCAGCAGTTTTAACGTAATGAAGTTTAATATTATCTTCACCTTTAGTTTGTCCTAAGTCCATTACATGGTATTCACGTGAACGTGCAAACCCACCTTTTGGATGTTTTACCCTTGTTCGTGAATCGTCATCTAACATTGGTTCTAATCGGAAGTCTACTTCAAAACCTGCGGGGTGGCGATATCTACGGAAAGATTGACCAAAACCTTGAGCCATATTTGTACCATAGATAGCATCATTATTAATGAGTGTCCATCCTTGAGCTTTAGCAGAAATAGCATCATGCGCTTGCATCATACCATAAGTACCTGTAGAAACTACATAACGTATAATATCTGTAGAAGTCTTACCAACACGTAAGGCTAATAAGTGGTCTGAGAATGCGTCAATATCAAACTCTGAATAGTAATGTAAATTACCACGCTCAATTTGTTGAACTATACCATTACCTTCAGAAATCTCAACACCTGACTTTTCGTCAATGTCATCAATACCACCATCTGCATTACGATTGCTACGACCCCAAACTACAGTATTAGCTTTCAACTCACGGAAGTGCATGTCGTTTTTATAAGTTCTAAAGTCTTCCCATGTCCAATCATATGTCTTGTCATCAACTTGCCAAGCAAATGCAACCGGACGGGCTTTCATGTTACCAGGAACATCATCCTGTACTGAAACACTTGACCAATCAAATGTAATAGCATAAGGACTAGAGTAACTTGTCTTAGCACCTTTCATAGAGTCAGTCAACGGTACAGGTGCACCCTCACGACTCCAAGTACTACCTTTTTTCAATTCAGTAGGTGGGATGAATTTAGTTGCAGGGCCGAATACCTTACAAGTATATTCCCATCCACCAGCAGCTTCAAAGCCGTCTGATATGATACGAATTTTGTATCTATCACTCATACCTATAATAGTATGCACATCACTAAAGAAAGGCGAATCAAATACCATTGTAAACTCAGCTTTATTCATACCTACACGATTCATATCATCTGCACGGTAGCTAAGTAATGTTGCGTATTTACGACCTTCACCATATATTTTCATATTGATTGGAGAGTCATCATCCTCATATTTTACTTCTGTTACCATTCTAAGGTATTCCTCGTAAGTGAGAGCCTTACTGTTAGCATTACCGATATAGGTCATTATATCACTTCCCCACTTAGGTTCAGTCATTCTTGCATTAGCTAAATGTTTTGATGTTGTGTAGCCACTCCATTCAGGACCTGGAGAGAATAGCTTACCATCTAATCTTAAATTTGTATCCATTTTTAATTACTTTTTAACCCTGCTGCTAAACCAGCTAATGCAGGAATTGTTTTGCGTGTGTTGGACGAGGAGGGGAGCTTAAAATTAGCTCCACCAAACGCCCCTTTAAGCTGTTCTGTAGCTTCTGATTTTATTCTATTAACTAGAGAATCTAACTTCCCTGCTTTACCTAGAACACCTTTCATATACAAGTAGTTAACTTGTACCCATATACTAGGGTCTTCATTCATTGCTTTTTGGATTTCTAATAACTTATCCTTGTCTGATTTTACCGGAATCGACATTAAAGCTTTTAACCTATCTCTATCTTTAGAGGGCATTTCAATACCCCATGTAGTCTTAGTATCTTCGGCTATCTTATAAAGACTTTCATAGTAAATTTCAATCTCTTTATCTGCTTTTTCTTTATCTTCCTTGAGTCTTTGAATCTCTTGGTCTTTTCTACTTGATACCATCTCTTTCCATTCTTTATAAAGTTCTGTAGCTTCTTCTGTAAGAACATCTCCATCCTTAAATAATTTAACTCTTCGATCTATGTAGCTAGCATCTTTATTGTTGGCTTTAAGTACTTCTTTAATTACATTCTCAGCAACCTCTTCATTACTTAAATCCTTTTCTGTTATTGTTTCTATATAAGCTTTAGGCTTTGTTTGGTCCATTCCATATTGGCCCGTTGCACTATACACTTCTATATCATTCCTAAGCTTCTCTGGGAATGACTCTATCACCTCTGTAACTTTAGCATTTACCTGTTCTTCAAATAATGCTGTTACATCACTAACACTTTTAATATCTCTACCTTCTGGTAAAAGACCACTTTCAACATGCCAGTTATATACAGCTGTAGCTACGCTATCATCAGTAGTTGGCTTAAGGTCTTTTATAGCTGTTTTATCTTCTTCAGTAGAAACTGGTTGCATTCCTTCAGGAACTATTATTCCTGCATTAGAATCTACATCTCCTTCTACAACTTCCTCTATCTTTTTATTCTTACCTTCAGCCTCTGCTAACGCGTTAGCTTCTACCTGCTTGTTGAACTCCTCTAATACATTAGGGTCAACCGTTTTATTTGCAGTTTTTACATCGTCAATAATACCAACTTCTGCCATTCTTAAAAATTTATCTTTATTATAGTATAGCTTTGGGGTGCAAAGTTCAGAAAACGCCTAAAAAGTGTGAAAAACTCACTTTGTAGGTAGATTTTTCTTAGATTTCAGAATTTCTGTTTGAAATTTTAGATTAATCTCTTTATCTTTCATTGCTAATTCTTTATCCTTTTGCATATTAATCATTCTCTGTTTGATTATTTCAACAGTATCATCCACTCCATTTTCATTAGAGTCTTTATAATACTGACTAAATGCATCCGACATAACTTTATCCTCAAGCTTTATTCGTTCAAGTTCTAATTTATATGCTTGTTTCATCTCTTCAAGCCTAAATTCAAAGTCTTGTTCTTTTTGCAATTTTCTATCCTCAACCTCAGCTTGCGCAGTAATTGCTTCCATCTGTCTTTGATAGTCTTGCTCTCTCATTTCTTCTGCTTTAGCTGCATTGGCCGCTTCAAGTTTTTCTTGTGTATTTAACATATCAAATACAGTTCCAGACTTGTAAATACTGGCTAGTTGTGTAATAGTCATTTGACCATTAGGTATTGCATTAACAGCAGTTTGTTTAATTATATTCTTAAGTTCATCATACTTTCTAGCATTAACTGGCAATAGACCAAATGTAGATAGTTTAAAAGAATCAAACGAATCTAATATAACATGGCTAAAGTCATCTAATACAGTTTGTAACCTAGTGTCTGAATTAAGAACAGCTTTAGAGCTTTCTATTATTAGTTCATAAAATTTAAGCAATACAAGCTCAAACTTCTTAAACCAAATCTCAGTAACTAAACTACTCTGCACCATGCTCCTATTAACATTACCAACAAGTTCATGTTGTGCTATGGCACCAAGTCTTTGGTCAGTTACACCAGTAGCTCTTGAAATCATTTGATCAACTACGCCAATCATGTTAAGATATACAGTTATAGATGAACTAGTATCCATATCATCAACTCTGGTGGGGGAGTTGTATTGACCAGCAAGTTTACCTGTAGAGAATCCTTTATCCCCCTCCTTGAAACTGTCTGTAACTTTAATCCTGTGGACTTTAATCATAGAATACCACTTCTCTAGAGACCACCCAGTAGGCATCTTAGACAGGTCTAAATTAATTACTTTACCTGTATTAGTAGCGAGTACATCTTCAATACGTGCAAATAGCATATCTCTGAAATAGATATATGTCTTAACCATATCTATCATTGACCTTGCTTTATTCTTACCTACATTAAAAAATTCTCCTACATAGCCACTAAAAGATTCAAAGGGCATATCAGGGTCTCTCAATTGAACTTCCCTAACTTTAGCATTTAATACCATGTCGCTTCCAACTAGGTCACCTTCGTGCCATTCAGTTACCCACATTGCATTTAATACTTCCCCTTTATCTAAATCAGCTTTATGTTTTTCTGAAACATAATCATATTGGATATCTCCAAACTCATCATTGTACTGTCTGTGGTATATTTTCCTATACCCTTTCCAAGAAGCCTTAGCTACTCTAATGTTTCCATCATCGTCAATGTATTCGTCTATTGAACCACCACCGATCTGTTTCTGTGTAAATCTATTGAGCTCCTCCATCGTATCAAAAACTAGTTCCTTTTTACTCTCAATAGCTCCAGCACTACTTTCAAAGCCTGTGTCTAATATCTTTTTTATTTGAGTCTCCGTTAAGACTTCTGCGTACTTATCTAATATTTTTCCTTTAGGAAGGTATTCTACTTCTACTATTATTTCAGCATCCCTTATATCACTACTTTGCCCATTTCTAACAGCAAATATATTCTCTGGGGATGGCTTTCTAATAACTAGCCTGCCATGCTCTATACCAACATAGAATGTAACAACTGCTGTTATTAGTACCTCCCTAAAAGCTTCAAACTCTAAATAACTAAGGTTATATAGACCTCTGTAGTAAGATAATACTCTATTGGCAACTATTTCAGCTTTACTTAAGAATTTAGCATTACTAAACTCCTGTAGCTGTTTTGTTACCATCTCTTCTGTCAAATCTTTTTTTCCTATCAAATCTACCAACAAACCAAATGCTTTCTTTTTTCTCTCTTCTATTTTTTCAGATATAGCTTCACTATTAAGTGCCGCTATAACATACTCATTATCCTTTTCAATAAACTCTCCAACCAGTTCATCTATCCTATCTCTTATTACAGAAAAGTGATCGAATCTTGGATTCAAGTCTTTATTCTTAAGCATGCTTGTTGTAAATCTTTCTCGTACTTTTTCAGCTTTAATGTCTCCATCGTAAATATCAAAGTTCTCTTTAATATTTTCATTAGAAGGCTTAATGCTATTCTTCTCATTTAAAGCTATATTGACAGCTCCTACTACACAATCCTTAAACCAATTAGTGTTCTTTTTGCTCGAAACCACTTTTTGAGTTGGTAGATTATATATCATATTGTAAAGGTATTAAAAATTGTCCACATATCAAATACGTATTGTTCTAATCTATTTCACCATATAATAACTTATCAAAGAACGAGTCTTCTTCAATTGAGTAAGCCTCTCTTATATTATTTCTAACAACAATATCTTTACGCTCCTCTAAGTGTATAAGTAACATAAACAAAGCTATTATCCTATCAAAGTTATCATCATCGTTATAGTCTATAAGCTCTTGTAGAAGTGCTACGCTTTTGATTGTATGCACATATTCTATGTCTTCATTTTCAAATACTTTTCTTTGTAAGTATTCATTAACTAGTTCTTTCCCCAGTGTAAAGATGCCAGTTAATCCTGGAGTTCCAAACTCCCTATCTATTGTAGATGACTTACTAGTTTTTCTAACTATCTCGGGGGCTGGTAGTAATAAATAAGATTGTCTTTTTCCTACAATGTAGTTTTTAAACCCTAGTAAGTTATTCTCATAGTTAGTTACTGCATTAAAGTACATTAGTAATAACCTCAACTGCTCATAATATTCTGTAGATTTAGAGGGTCTTCCTGTATACTCAGCCACTATTACTCCAGTAACTTTATTAGCTATCAAAGTACTTCCCAAGGAGTCCGTTGTACTCTTATCATGGTCATATGGGTCAGTCCCTGCAAGATACATGAATGAAGGAACCTTACCTTCCCTATCTTTAACCGGTTTTTCCCATATGACAATAGCACCTGTTGATGGCATTGATTTATCATGTGGGTATTCACTTATCTCTATAACATTAGGATCGTATATAAACTCAGCCTTTCCTTCAGATGTCAATGTCATTCTACCTACCCACTTAGCTTCTCTTTCTGTATCATTAGTCTGCAATTCAGCCAACCTATCTCTTAGCTTTTGTATTGGAAAATCTGATACTGCACGTCTTAACAAAGCTTCTTCTGGATGCTTTGGTCTCTCCATCCTCCTCTGTATAATTGAAGCAGGCTCTGCTCTATTAAGCCTCATCTCATCAAACTTATCTTCTTCTATCTCATATGCATTATATATATCTGTATTACCGTTCCTATCTGTAAATCCGTTAATATTTGTATAAGCCGGACAGAAGAATGCTGTTTTTGTTGTAGGCCTTTTAGACCATATATCTGGAATGCCATGAATATTATACGCTCCGGGCTTATAAAACATTTCCTTTAATCCTCTAAACGATTTCATATCATCTCCAGAAGTACCAAAGCCAAGCATTAAACCAAACACTACTGAATCTTGTTCAAAAGACTCCCTTGCTATTTGCCAAGCTTTTACTAACTGGGGGTTAGACCCAGCTTCCTCAAATATCATAAGTTTTCCCCTCTGCCCCCTAACCTTATCAGCATTATCTTTAACAGATAGACCAATAATAGAGGACTTGTAACCCTTCTCTAACTTTTGTCCTTTATATATTACCTCCTTAGAGGCTCTCATATGTAAGGTGGTATTCTTCTTTTGGGAATGCTTGAAGAAAGCAGTATGCTCATTAACAAATTCTCTCATGTTAAAAGCCCTAGTCATAATGGCATCTGAACCATCTAAGTAAGTCTTATCTCCAGCAACAATATAAGTTTTACTGTCTCTTATTAAAAAATAGTTACGCAAGGCCATGCTAGCTCCCTTATATGAATAACCTTTACCCCTTGACTTTAAAACTAGTCCATGCTCTCCTGACTGCTCTGCTTCTTCTATATAGTGGTAAAAATGGTAATCATAATCCCACATTGAAGGAAAAGATACTATCCTATCCCCACTAACTTTTTTACCTTCTCTAATAGCTGCGTGGTCTTCTTCTGTATATACTACTTTTTCAATAGGCATGTAGTTAAGATACCAATAGTAATACCCTGTAATAAAATCTCTACCTATGTGATACCCTTCTAAACATCTTCTCCTCTCTTCTTTCCAGAATGCCATATACTTAGAAGTCTTAAATCTATTTTCTAAGTGCTTTGTGTAAACTCCAAACTCTTTAAAGTGTTGTGAAGTAGCTGTGAATTGATCAATATCTCTGAGGGTATGTGAGAAATTTAATCCAATATGGTTACTCTTTACATAATTTTCATTATAGGGACTAGAGGTCAAACTCTTCCTTTCCACCACCCCTAATTTTAGAATCGTTAAGTACATCACCCTGCAGAACTTTCTTTTCTAAGTCCGCTAGTACTGTTACTGTAACTACAGCTTTATTAATCAAATCAAGAAATACTTTTGGGTCATTAACTAGCTTCCCAAAGTCATCCCTCTCTAATACATCCATCTTATCTAATAGTCCTTTTAGTTTATTCAATGCCGATATATTTGACCTAACATAAGATAAAGCTACCGAATGCCTATCTTCCATTCTAATGTAAGCCCCCAACCCTGCTACTGTTATTGGGTCAACTGGGTTTATGGAAGGTATGGAACTTTGTAACTCTTTTAACCTACTGTCCCTATCTAAAATTCTGTAAGGGTTCTCTGGGTGGGCTGAACCCATAAAGTAGATAAAGGCTAAAATATCCTTAGCCTCACCTTTATCTTCAGACGTATCTCTATCTAAAATATCTTTAAACTCTTTTAGTCTAGAGGCCTCCGCAGAAAGTATTGGGAGGCCATCATCGTTCATGGTAAGTAAACTCATTTCTTATAGTATTTTTTATTTGATTTATTGAATAGATTAAATCCATTCAGCTTTAAAAAACTTATCCATTCATTCTCTACATCGTATATAATTTTCTCATTTACGCTATTTAAAAGGAACATTTTAAGTTCATTCTTTGATTCCATCACTTGGAACATCCAGTAGTATTTAGCTCTCCATATCTTTCTTTTCTTTATCATCTTTTTTATTTCTGTGATGTGCTCATTAAACCTGACAGATATATCATTCTTTGTTACTCCTATATACATATTCATAGGCATACTACCATCTAAAGGCTCTTCATATATAATATAAACGTTATTCCTTTTGGGCAGATACTTAAATCCTTTATCTATATAAAATAAATCTACCCTCTTAGACCTCTCTTTAACGTAATCAATTTTCTTCTGTATTATCAATTCGAATAGATTTATTCCATACATAGCCATACATTTTTTTGCCTGTATCTAATACCCTTAATATAGGTGATACTTTTATATTAGATTTGTTTGTAATTGCTTTCAATAATTGAACAGCTTCGTAAGGCTTTCCAATTTCTTTTATTAAAACATTACCTTCCGCATCGCACATATCTATTAAGAAGTTATGTTTAACAGTAGCTTTACCAACGTTTGGATAAATCTTTTGGGGAGCTTCTCCATCCAAATAATACCAAAGGCGTTTATTCAAACTACCTACCTTATTACTTTTATTGATAAACTCCCCATAAGCTTCCAAAGCTAAACCTAACTTATTTATATTTATGCCACTCTTCTTATGCGCATTGTAGATGTTATTATGAACTTCAATTAAATCTCCATCCATAGTATATTCAGCTACTCTTCTTATTGTAAACTCTTTTAGCATTGAGACTCTGGTAAAGTCTAAACCGTGTTTAGCTTTATCCTTATTAACAATCTCTGCAAATCTAACTTCTGCATTGAAAGCATTATATATTTTATTATCTTGCAGTTTGTATAGTTCACTAGTTTCAGTATTTATAAACATAAAACCATCTTCAACTGTCCAATCAAAATACTTCCAATTATTCTTTTCCAAGTAAGCCTTAGCATACTTAAATTCTTTAGTCAAATCCTCTTCTTTAATTCCTTCAGGATTAAACATCTTATTTCGAAGTGCCCTATGCTTAATTCTAAACTCTCCAATCTTTCCTAGCTTTATCCTACTGATGTATGGCTTTTTATCTATAGAGCCATACATCATTAGGCGTTTAACTGCTAAAGAGTGAAGTAAAAGTATAGATTCTATAGCTTCTACGGGCATACCTTGTTTATAACTTAACTCTTTAACAATTTCCCTCTGTACATAATCAAACTCCAGGGACATCTAAAACACTGAGTGTTTTCTTCATAGGTGTAAGTATTTCATCCATCTCCTCTCCTAAATCTCTAACTACGTAGTGTTGATAACCTTTCTCATACCAATCATCTGCCAATGCTCCATCAACATGAAAAAGTACCATTCCATCAACCTGTATTCCAGTATCTTCTTCATATAGCTTTTTATAAAGATTGAGCTGAATCTCTCCGGAGTGTTGAACACAATTACGCATAGCTAACTTTCTGAAAGGGTCTAACAAGTAACCAGGTAGCTTGTTTTTATGCTGTTCCCTATATTGTTCTACAGTAAATGCTTTAGCAAATTTAAAATCTCCTATAAGTACAGAACCGCTAACTTTATTCCTTAAGACGATGTCTATTGTGTATCCTATGAGGTGTGTCTTATTACCCCTACTGACTTCCATTTCTAATATATCATACTTTTGCACTATGCTAGTCATGAGGGCGTGTGCATTTCTCTCTAATCTACTTTTAGCTACTGTTCCGATTGGGTCTAAGTAAAACATCTCACAGAACTCATGACCTGCTGTACCTATGCAGGCAGCTCTATTACCATCAAGTCTCCAATACCTTCTTATATCCTCTGCAGTATTTAAGTATGCTTTCTTATTTCTTTTATTGTTGTTAGCCATCAGTTGAGATATCATGCCCTTTTCAAAAGGTTTCTTGTACCTTGCAACAATAGTTGTTCCACTAACTAACTCTACACCACCGAGTAAGTATTTATGGGATTGGGGGTCAAACTTAAACCCCTTATTATTGTTTAATTTCTTTCTTACTTCTGGGTCTTTTTCCCCTTGATTCTTAAATGTTAATCCCATATTACCCTACTGTTAATTTTAATTTCATTGTTAATTCGTCTGTCTCATTTGCTATCCACCAATCATTTCCGATTCTTATATTCAACATACCTTCATCATCTTTATAATACTGTCTTACTTCTTCACTAGATACAGATAGAACTGTTTCATAGTATTCAACCTTTGGGTGAGGCATTCCAAGCCTATGTGCCTTGTCTAATTCTTCTTCACTCCTTGTTTTAATTAACCTTACTGTTATTTCCATGACCTTTCAATTATATTTAAAATAGTTAATAATTCCCTTTCACTTTTAAAGATACCTCTAAACCTTACTACCATTACCTTAATATCTTTTCCTACTACTTCAATCTTTACATTTTCTTTTATTGTTATTTTTAACTCATTCTCCTCTATCTCTAATAAAACTTCTACTATCTTTAATCCTTTTCTTAATATATTTTCTATATTCCATTTTCCTTCTTCTATTTCTTTATAACCTTTAAACTTTAATATCTTATAAATAGCTTCTATAAACTCTTTCATGCCTTAGTCTTTTATTGTTACTATGTAGTGTATTATGAAATTTGAGTAGTCAAGAGTATCTTTAATTTGTAACTTTGTGTCCTTGAAAACGAGCTTTCATGCCTCAAAGTTACAAATTAAAGATGACTTTTGCAATACCCAAAATATCAAAAAACTAGCATAAAGAAGAAAGGTAAATAAAATAATATAATAAAGAATAAGAATAAAGAAATAAAGAATAAGAATAAAAAAGATAAAGAATAAGTTAAAAGAATTAGATTGGGGGATAGTTTATATTTAAGTTTAATATAAATTATATCTTCAATGAAGCCATAGAAGAAGACTAGTCGGCGGCTATTGATTAATCCCCCACTTAATACCCCCACGCTTAATACTTAAAGATTTTACAACAATAGTAGTCTTACAGGATTTAATCTACTACGTTAGATTGAGCGGCGCGCCGAACTACTGCTTTCTTCTATGGCTTAAGTGCTAAAATACTTAGAATTTATATATAGGAAAGACACTTGATAAATAACCCCCCCCCTTCCAATAATTCATTAAGAACAATAGATATAAAACAATAGCTACTGGAAAGAGAATAGAGATGAGCCCCTCTATATACTACTTATTGTTGAAAAGGAGGTATTGAAAAAGAAAGGAGAGGAGTAGTGGGGGGGGTTATTATAGAAAAGTGATATAAAAAAAGGAAATATAAGGGGGGGGTATAATGTAAGGTAGATAATATAGAATAGGAGAATGTGGAGGGATATTATGTGGGAGGGTATTATAAGGGAAGGTATCGTGTTGGAGATATTGGGGGGAGGTGGGGGGGGGAGAGGTGGGGGGGGGAGTATAAAAAATTTTTATATAAAAAAAAATTAGTATGTCGGTATATATATAGAACACTTTAGGAGACCCCTACGGTGTATTGGTTGTATTGAAACCCTACGGGGGAGTAAGCAGATACAGCTCGGTTTAAAAGTGAACCGGATAACGAATCACTTCAAATACATTTACAGTTATGGCACAGCCGAAAGCGGAAGCTACATTCAAATCAACGTCTTTATTTAACGGTTTTAAAGTCCGCCAAGACGGTTCAGTTTACATTTCAACATCCTTAGCAGTAACTAAAGCTACTGAGGTAATATCCAAATCGGGACGAAAAAGGATATACAATATCGGCGATAAAATGCCGTTAGCTATCCCAAGTTCTACAAAGTTCATGAGAGCAATTGGACTGGACTGGACACCTGGAAAAACAATGCTGGATATCTTTTCCAGAGAGTTAACAGTAGGCACAGCCTACGAGGGCACAGATGGCAAGGAATTCATCTTCGGTTTAGACAAGGATGGTAATCCCTATGAGGGCAATCCTGTAGGGACTGCTATCGAACGTTTCGAAGCTACGGCTTCAGAAGAACAAGAGGTTAACACACACCTCGTTAATGCAATTGAAACAGCTCAGGCTAATGCCTACCTAAACATGGTTGGTGCAATGGCTAAAGAGGAAACTTCTGCCGACTTGGACTAATAACAAAATCCCCTCACTTAATTGTGGGGGGATACTTGTTAACACCTGAGGGGCAAGGATAGACTCTCACTTAGTGGATTAATACTACCCACTGGTGGAGGGGCTAATCAATGCTCCACATCCAACTCATGCTACTGATAGTGCTACATTACTACGTAATGTTCAGCTCACGGAAAGCCCTCCCATGTAATCTTTTTTACAGGCTACGCAAGAGACCAAGAGGCCAACATATACAAGCCTCCTCCGTAGATTAGATGAATGAATAAAATAACACAACCCCTTAAGAAGTTTTTTCGCAATATCTTATAGGGTAGTCTCCTCCATTCCTAAGTTTAGGGGGGGGAGACAATATATTGTTAAGTTACTAGAGTAGTGGTGATTGTAAGTGGACCAGGTTAATATGGACAGACTCCTAACATACCTCCACCACCCCCCTACAACACTGACTTAACAACAATAGTAGGTCACAAAGTCCTCACCTATGCCTTACCTTAATATGTCATGCTTCTGTATGTCATGCTATTGTAGAGTGTGGGGGGGCAGACCTATGCTAGAGTAGTCTTGGCTAAGATAAGCTTTAGTAAAGTATACTTACTGATGCTTATGGGGCAGTCTGTATGAGGATAAAGACACCCCCCCCCACACATCATACTCACCTCAATTCCCCTCCCTACAATAAAACCGATACTGATTCTTTAGTATTCTATTGGTAGTGAAGGTCTCCCCACCCCACACCCTCTCCCTTACTTTCCTCACTTCTATAAATTAGATAAGATATCTATTGTTTAAGATGAATGAAATTAAGACTACATTTTATTATAATGTGGAGGAAGTATGTATAACATATATTAATACCGTTAAATATACACACACGCTCAATACTCGGCAGAAAACACTAGAGTATAAAACAATATACCCCCAGACTGCAAAGTCAGTAAAAAATAGTAAACTGGGGTTAGCACATCAGACTGTAAAGTCAGGACAAATAGTAAACTGATGTGTTATTTTAATAGTAAATACAACCTCACTAAAGAGTATAACAAGCGTTAAGGCATACCACACCAATAGGTGTAAGGTCCCCACGATAGAGGGAGCAAAGGTATAGTAAATGAGGCAACTCTTATCTTATTTAACCTGTCAAACCTCAATATTGAGAAAGACATAAACCCACAGTTTGGTTAGCTGTATAATCATGGAATAAAACTTATAGTGGGATAATGACCCACCACGCTGCATTGATATGTAGTAAAACAAACGATGGAGTTATAATAACTCCTGCTCCTATTAGTCTCAGGGGGCAAACTAAGAGACTAAATTTAAAACATCTGCAAAACAAGGAATTGCTGCTACGGAACGATGTGTAGTAGCATTGAGAATTTGAGCAGATGTTTTTAATAAACTTAAGCCTCCAGAGGCCACACTTACAACTTGAGACGTATGTCCAATAGTTTGCACAATAAGCATTAGTCCACTTCGTTCAGAAGAAGATAGGTGTTGTAAGTGAAAAGCAGTGAAATGCTGTAATTTAAACTCTAGTATGTTAAATACTAAATCTCTGAAAATATGTGGAAAGTGTAGGTTATGGAGAGTTGAGTAATGAAGGGCTAATACCTGGAGCTTAGATATCTACAACACTATTTAACTTATTAGGGTTTATTTATTAAAGAAAAGCTGCACCCTCCGCAATTAAATACAAACCGGGTTGTAGCCTAAATAGCTTCACAGTGATGTGTGGAGTAGACGAAAGTCTGAGGAGATGAAAGAGCTCTTATTGACAACACCCTTTATCAGGGGCGAAACTCCGCCTGCATTAAGCGTCTCGGAAATTGTCAATATATATATTATGTAGGATGAAGGGGGCTACCGAAAGCTCTCCTTCATACCTATGTATTAAAGCCTCATCGTGGGCATTATCTAGTTCGTCCTTACATCTAATATGTGAGGAATCTACCCCTTAAAGCTGGAGGGATAGTAGGACAAAAGAAGCTCTAAGGTTACCAGATAAGTGTAGGTAATCTTAGTATCAACACTAGTTACTATATGCATGTAGTAGCGACTAATGGAGCAATTTGTTAGTAAATACGTTTAGAGACAACTCTAGTCTTGAAGCGGTATAATGGGCGGTTCGAAACGTTTGTTATATTAAAAAGATGAATCACTACTTATATAGAGATGCTCCTTTAGAGGGGAGTATGTAAGACTCTATAGTGAGGATTCAGATTACTTGGGAAGAGCCTCATGGAGAGCCCTTCCCTCGTAATCTAAATAAGGCTACCCTTAGCCTACTAATAATAAGGAATGGTGCAGAAGATTAGCTCTTCGGTCTATCGAAAGATAGGTTTAAACCCTCTACGAATGTGTAGGTGTGGAGTTCAAACCAATAAATTAAGATATGACGATTATAGAAACAAAAGCCTATCTTAAAGGCTACCTAGCTGCACTGGGGACTAATGTGCAGAATACTAGAGATGAAGATTCCTTATGGAGTCTCAACCAAAAATTAATGTATAACGAGATAGTAACAGAGGTTGGAACCTTGGGATTTACGATCAATAGGGGGATATGCCCTGTTGGTGGAAATGTTACTTACGCTTGTACAAGTCCCGAAAATTCTACTGTAGATATATATCTGGGGTGGGCAGACAACAAGTTCTTTAAAGAGGCCTTTGAAGGACTCGAAATGGAGTTTGTATACCAAGAGACAAGAATAAGCATAGAGGAGCTTGAAAAACTCTTATATGTTTTAGAGATAAAAGACTAATAATATTTAATCTTCAATTAGCGACAATAAGTGAGAGTGTCCGCTTCATTAAGAAGAAGTAAGAGATACTGTTAAAATACTATTATACACTTATAATAAAAATATGATGTAAAATAAATATGAACTATCGAAGAGAAGCTAGAGAAGTAACACAAAACCATTATGGAGGATATTGTGAGATGTGTAGAAAGTTAGGAATTAAAATAGTTCCTTATCATAAATTTACTATGGAATTATATGATAAAATTAAAGAGTTAAGTAAAATAAAAAAAGATTTTAAAAGATAAGCCCTAATTAAACTCCTAACACAGTTAAGACTACCCTCACTAACGCATGCAAAGCGAATAAAGGGAAACGCTGTGGCCTATTGGCAATAGGTGGAGAGTATTAATTGGTATTTAAAGAATTGGAGTGCCTTGCCAAAGCTAGGTAAAATACCCACTCACACTAAGATTCAATAGATACTTGCCAAGGGGCTTTATATTATTAAAGGCAGGCCACCCTTCTGTGGTAATTCTCCCTTATGATATATTAGAATTTGAGGACTTTGGGGAAGTTTTAAACAAAGATAAAGACCTGAAATTACACGTGCCTGAAAGAGCATGAATAAGAATTTATAGTTACTGACTGAACGATACTATATATAGAGGGATAACAACCCCACAGGTATTGAGTTGTCCCCCCCAAACTGTCGTAGTATGGGGGAGCTCAGACAGGACAAGGAAAGTAACGAGAATGATAGACTTAAACTATTAGGCTACTGAATCCTCTACGTAAGTAGAAAGCTTATTGGAAACAATAGGAAGATTGTTACCTCTGACAAGGTAATATAGTGGAGAATGGCACAGGTATGTGAGATAAAGCTCACATCTATCATTACAATCTTAACAAGCGTCAAGCATGAAGCCCTGAGAGGGGTGGAATAGTTTAAATCGATATACAACACTGTCTCCTTTATTGGAAGTGGAAAATGTAGAAGATTGTGACTATGACCTAAACCCTACCATGTTGGAGGGCATGGTGCTAAAATATTAACTCTAATTTAAAGACATGAAAGTAAACATTAATCGCCTTGAAGATGAGGAATACTTAACTGAAATTAAGTTAGGTAAGGAAAGAATAGTCAGGAGGTGGTATAGAGATACACCCCATATTTACGATTACACAAAGTTTTTAAGACTAGTTGATAAGTTAGTCGGCAAGCATGTTAATGTGCTTAAAAGAAAGTTACGTAAGGATAGGTGCTATCAATCTCCAGAACAGATAGTGAGGAGATATATGTTAGTGTTGAATAGGAATGGAGACATTATAAATGAGGACGGCTTAGTATATAAACCTACTCACGGAAGGGCTAACAGTTATTTAGTTAACTCTGATGGTATAATATCTATTACATATGAGAGAGTAGCTAAAAAGCAACCCACACTGACAAAGAGTGAAATTCTAACAAAAAAGATTGATAATCTTAGTGAAGCATATGGATTAGCTTTGAGGCTCTATAAATGCAGACAAGATTGGGGATTAATACCTCCATCAGATAGAAGGAGAGCCATGCGTAATATCCTATACGCATATCAAAGCCAGGCTGATGACCTATATACTGCTTACATGCACTCCAACAATTATAATACTAACAAATTTGATGGAGACAGAGTTAGAAAAATACCACAAAGGTATATAAAGGCTCTAAAAGGTAAGAAAGAGCATGTGAAAGTAAGGAAGGTGGAAGTAATTAAACCCACCCCCATACGAGTAAACTCTCCATATATCCACCTACCTGGAATATGTGGATAATACTGAATTATTATTAACATTAAATATATATTATGAAGTACGTAAAAGCAATTTATGAAAAAGGTCAGCCGATAACAATGGTTGAGAAAGAGGAAGCCACTGAATTGGTATCTAAAGGAACACATATTGTTGTATCTCGCCAAGAGGGAGAGGTCAATAGTAAGCATCACGAAGTTATCCCATGCCTTGGCACAGCCGAGTGGGTAAACGATGCAAACGGTAATAAGGTTAAGCTCAATGTAGAGCAAAACCGTAAGTTCGAGTCAAGCAAAGTATATCCGAACAGCACCAAGATGGGAGCAGGAGCCTCACAGATTGGAACAGTTCGCCGGAAAGGAAAATACAACTATCCTTCAAAAGAGGAAACAGTTGTAGAAACTTACCTCACAAAGACAGGCATAGCTAAATTGGACAAATGCTCTACCAGTGAGGAGGAAAATGCTGTACTGGAAAAGTATAGTAAAAACCGACATCACGCAATATAACATGTTTCCCACCCAAACAGTGAGGGTGAGTCGAAAGACTAAAAGTATCTGAATATTAAGTTTTAAACTTTGCATGTACTATGAAGTTGAAGATTTAAGAAAGTATATACATGGAAACATGTTAATCCCTCGCGCACATATATTGTTTGATTTGATTTGATTTAATACTGCGCGTATACTTTCTATGACAAGGGGGTAAATATAAA